ACTTGATTTTGAACTGCTACTAGAACTTTTAGAGCTTGAAGAAGAACTTGAACTTTTAGAGCTTGAAGAAGAACTTGAACTTTTAGAGCTTGAAGAAGAAGAACTTGATTCAGAGCTTGAAGAAGAAGAACTTGATTCAGAGCTTGAAGAAGAAGAACTTGATTCAGAGCTTGAACTACTAATTGAAGATGAACTTTCAGAACTTGAAGAACTACTTGAACTGCTTGAAATTCTTATCTGTTCCCAAGTAATAAACTTACCAGGAGCAGAAGATGGTGAATTTATTTGATATATTCCAATAACATTACTTCCAGTACCTACCGAAGCAGCATTAGAATAAATTCTCACTCTAGCTGAAACCAAATTACAATCACTATCATATGTTGGATTATCAATAAAAATATTCTCATGTGTCAATCCAAGTAATCTTTTAAGATCATCATTAATAGTAGAAATCAATCCAGAAAGAACATCAATATCACTTATTATATTTGCTGAAGCTGAAAGAATATTAGTATTTATTTCAGTAATATTAGCTTCATCTATATCTATATTCAATTGTTCAGTATAAACAGAATTGAAATCATCAGTAGTATCAGCAACAGACCAAATTATTAAATAATGTCCAACTTCTTGATTTATCCATGATGAACTTGGAATTAATGTATCAACATATGATTGAGTAACAGAATTATAAGAAGCAGTTTGAGATGAAACCAATTCAACTGTAGCAGAAAAATCAAATATTCTATATGAAATAGTTGCTTCTTCTTCTACACTTATACCATCACTTTTTATAAGCTGAAGGGATAATTCTATATTTTCTCCTTTATTTACACTAACCATAATAAATTTTCTTTTATTCTATCCTATCCTGTATATATTTTTCTGATCTTGATTTACATCCAGCAGATACCCTAAATTGTTTAAAATTACTAAAATCGTCTGCCAATCTTAAAGAAATATAATCTTTTTTTGAATCTTTCAAAATTCCTGATTCAATAAATGAATATGTCATTTTTAAAAGTGTATCTGTTCCATCACACATGGAATCTGTTATATAAAGGTCTGGAATTGAAAGAAAATCAAATAAACTTCTCAATATTATATTAAATTCTAAAACTTCTTCAGAAAATCTTCTATAAAGAATGCCATTTATAGGTTTATATCCAATAATATTATCATATGACAAATTATTCATAGTTCCATTTAATAAACTTGAATCATAAGAATTAACAAATATAAAATTTAATGTTTCAACTGATAAATATTCTCCTTTTCTAGGAGATAATATATAATCTACTGGACTTATTAACCCTTCTTTTAATCCTATTAATTCAAAATCATCAAGATATCCCCTTGGTGGTCCACCTGGGCCAGATTCAACAATTTCTGTTCTTATAGCATTAATTGTTTCACCTGAAAGACCCATATCAGAAAGTGGAATAATAAAAGGTTGCCATTGGTTTAAATCTAATGTATTAATATAATCTGCCAAATTTACTGTATTACCTATTATAGAATCAGTACCAGTATCATATCCATAAAATAATACTTCTTTCACACCAGTTTGATCCCAATCATTAAAATATACATACCCACTCAACTCTATAAAACTACTTAAATCTAAATCAACACCACCTGGATGTAAAAATTGAGCAATATCTCCATCTTCAGCATTCCATCGAAAAGATTGGGTTCCATTATAGCTTTGATCTGTACTTGAAAAATCAAAATCCAAAGTACCACCTTCGATAACGGATGCTGTCCAATAAGTATCATCTTCACCATTATGAATATCTTCATTTGTACTTGCCGATGGAGAAGCATTAATATTCATATTTCTACCATATGTATTATTCACAAAATACCTTACAGCATTTTTATATTCATAATATGGTTTAGTATCAACTCTTAAAAATCCATCATCAGAAACAGATGCTTTAGATTTATTACCCCTTCCATTTATTATTTTTATATCCATTGACATAATCTATTAATCTGTCCTATGATAATTAAAAGGTAAGGATACTATTATATTAGTACCATTTGGTTCAACATAAATAGTATGTACTCCATTATTACCAAGAATAACATCTTGATCATAATTAAAATATGTTGTTTGTGTTTCAGCAGTAAACTTTAATCTAACTATTTCATCCCCACCAGATAAACCACCAATATTATTTCCTCTATAAAAATCTCCTTCAGAAGAAACACCAGAAGAAGTATTTAAATTGACAGGAGATATATTAGTTGTACTTGTAGGTGTACCATCATCATTTAATTTTGCATATACTTCACATGCACCAGACACATATATCCATATCCCTTCTATTACTAAATCATATATAGAAGATGTATTTTTAATATAAATAACACATGCATCATCAGCAGAAGCAGATACTTCAACAGACATTGTAAATGCTCTACCCTTTTGATGATTAATATAATGCTCAATAGTATATGCCGCCGATGAAATTTTTAATTGATTATTACGATTTACTTCTGCTGTATATCCCCTTCCCTTACCATCTTCTATTAATAACCCCATTTTTATATCTCCTTTTTATTCTACATCTCTAAAATAAATTGAAACACCACCATAATGAGAAGCAGTAGTATTATTTACTTTCAAAGCAAAAACCCCGTTAGGTGGAATAATAAATCCAGAACAAGGATCAACCATTTCAAATTCTTCTCCATCTTTACCAAATACACTACCTACTTGCCTACCACCACTCAAACCTGTTATATTAGAACTCTTATAAACAGTACAATTAGCAGCATTATTAGAAATAGCATTTCTATTTGAAGGAGTAATAGTAGTCAAACTTCCACCAGGAGTCCCTGAAACATTTAACCAAAAACTAACAGTACCATTATCACCACTACAACGATGTTTGATTCTTTTAATAACCATATCTTTAGAATCATGAGTATTTTTAATATAAAAAACAAAATTATCAGCAGATGAAGCACTAATAGCCCCACTAAAAGTAACTGAATATGATTCTTTTTCTATTCTGTTTATATATGAAGCTTCATCTTCAATAACTACATAACATCTTAAACGATTTTTACTATCAACTTTTGCTAAATAGCCTTTTCCTGTTCCATCTTTTATCATTTTATATCTCCATTACCTAAAAATTTTACTCATTTCTGAATCTATATCTCTTTCAGTTATAATATTATCTGTCATTATAGACATATGATAATTAAGAATTTTTAATTCTTTTATAATAGTATAAAGAAGTTCTCTATTAATATCATCAGCAACTTTAAGTTCATCTTGTTCTTGACCAACAACACCAATAGATTGAGTATTACCATCTACGTCTGTTGCTTTTAACCTGCTTCCTGAAAAAACTATCATAATATAAAACCTCTAATTAGTATTTATAAATAAATAACAATTTTATCTTGTTCCCCACCATTTTTGAAGTATTTTATTTTTCTTTTTTTCATCTTTTTCTTTATAGTATTCTTTACATAAATTAACTTTAGCTGTAATATATCTATCATCAATATATTTTGGATGGGGTGGAATCTGTTTTCTTCTATATGCATTATTCCATTCACCATGAATATGTCTAAATCCTAATATATCATACCAAGTCCCTCCTGGTTTATTTACCTGAGTATTAACAGGATTTTTTGGTACTTTCTTAATTTTCAAACCTAATTCTTTTATTGCAATAGCAAATCTACCTTCAGTATTACCTAATCTTTCTGCATATTTTTCATATTTATCAATACCAATTAAATGATCCCTAAAATGAATCATTATTTTTTGAATAGCTGAAGTCTTAGCTATAAAAGAAGTAGTATTAAATAATTCTCTGCCATTATTATTTTCATATCCACATCCCATTATATCCCCATCACCTAACATTTCCATAATTTTAGGAAATCCTTCAGGTTTTTCAAGAATACAATCACCATTAGAACAAAATATATACTCAAATGACCCCATAGTATGAACTCCAAAATAAAGTAGCCAAAAATAAGGATAAAGAACACCACCCCATGTTTGATGATGAGGTATTAAAAAAGTATCTACCATATCATAAACATCTCTTTTTGGCATACATTGTTCATATGATATTTGCTGATTATTCGGATCAAAATAATTATCATATACTAATGTTGTCCAAAATCCTAATTTCTTATGACTTTCTAATGATGCTTTTAAAAATGGTCTATTGCCTGGATGAGAAGTTAACAAAACACCAACTTTTTTAAATGCTTTCATTGCCCATTTATCATTCTTCATCATATCATTAAGAATATAAGCATAATGATCTTTCTTTGAACCTTTTGGTAAACTCTTAACAAAAGATCTAGTTACAGTCATAATTTTTCCCCCCACAATTTATATTAATTCATCTTTTGCTCTTTCTCTAAGAATTTTAGTATCTACTCTCAAATCCCTTGCCACCCAAGAATCCCACATAAAATCTCTAATATAACTATATGAAATATATCCATATCCATTTTGACCCCATTTAGTTCCCCAACTATTTTTAAATTTTATTTTTTGTGTATTATCATCATATCCAACAGCACAAATAGCATGACCCCCTAATAACTCATTAGGATTTTTAGGATATGGAACATTACCATTATCACCTACATAAAAAATTTCTCTAAAACAAGCTATACCAATAACAACTGGTCCATTATTTGCTAAAGCAGTTTTAAGAGCATTTAAATCAGAACATCTATAATATGATTTAATTAATCCCCATTTAGCAATAAGTTTTGCCCATGATTTAGGTTCACCTTTGTATTTATCACTATATGAATATGCATTCTCACAAGGAATACCAATTTTATTAAGAACTTGCATGGCACATCTAATGCTCGTTCCTTCTTGATTGGGCCAAGGATCAATTTCTTTACACTTCCAATAAACCCATGCTTCTGATAAATCATAATGATCTTCTTCTCTTTTATATTTTTTACCTTTTTTAACTTCTCTCAAATGCTCTTGTTGTTCCTGCCATTCTTTCATTGCTGTTACAGCAAAACCAACACAACTACCTAATGATTTCTGATCCTTAACAGAACTCATTTGAGATGTATAATCTTTTTTTGTAGGTAAACCATATGCAATTGAAGATAATTTAAAATCTCTTTCATCATATTAATCTTTTTTCAAATTTAAAATACGGGCAGAAGGTAGTTTTTCTGTTTTAACTTTAGGTATATCTTTTTTGGGTATATCTTTTTTAAGTAAATTATTCCTTTTTTTATTTTTTAATTTGTTTATTTGATTACTCGTCATTCCTGCTTTTATTCCTAAATCTTTAATTTCTATATTATTCATAAATATCATACCCCTTTTCTTTTATAAATTTCTTCCATCTATTCTCATATTCTTTATCTTTTATTATATAGCTATTATATTTCCATCTATCAAACCATTTTCCACGTTCACTATATGGTCCAAATATTTCTCTCATAGAATCATCATGTAGTACTTTATTTCCATAATATTCCAATGGAAAATATCTTCTATTAAAAAAAGAATCTTCTCCTTGATCATAATACATATATAACCATCTTCTATCCCCTGTATTATAATATTGATATAAACTACTTCCTTCATGTTTACTAAAAAATTGACCATTATTTCTCAAATCAATATATTTTTTTTCAACAGGTTCTAAATGTTCAAGACAAGAAGCTTTATGTTCAGCACCAAGATTTCTATATCCTAAAATCTCTTTCCATGTAGAATCTTGATTATATGCACTATAATGATCTACTTTACCCTCATAAAAATGATTTTTAGGATATAAAGGTTGTTTAGAAACTACTTTATTTTTAATTCCCATTTCTTTTGCATAATCTCTTAAAAGAACTTCAGGAGAATATGATTCAGGTATATTATTATTAAGTTTTTTTCTTAAATTATCAATAAAAAGTAAAAAACATCCTCTTTTCCAAATAACATTACAAGTATGAATCATTCCACCACCAGAAGAAGCACTCATTATATCATTATCACCTAATAACTTTATTATATCATCAATATTTTGTGGAGTTTCCCAAATACAATCACCATTTACTGTAAAAATATATTTTATATTAGGAAATATGTTTATTATTCCAGCAGCATATACTATATCCCATAACCACCCATTTCTTTTTTCAGCACCAAATGTTTCATGTTTAAATACCCATGCATCAGGTATATTCATTATATCATTTGGAACAATATCATTATGTCTATCATAAGAACATATGACATATTTACCTGTTTCTTTATATTTTTGTAATGTATTTTTTAAAAAGATTAAATGACCAACATAAGATGTAACTATAATAGCTGTATCTGTTTTTGATAATGGATTATTTTTAATATATTTATCACTTTTTGATACCATTATTTTCCCATTTTCTATGCTTCTTATTTTTAATCATTGTAAGACCAACATCAAATGCAGATTTATTAAAAGTAAATATTTCTAAATCTTTTCTTTCCTCTAATTCTTGTCTTAATTTATATACTGTTCCACATTTATTTTCTGATATCCAATCTTTTGTTGGTGGAAGTGTATCATGTAAAAATATATATCCATTTTCACAAATACAATGAAGAACATTCACAAAATCTTTTCTTACTTGATTATAAAGATGATCCCCATCAATAAAAGCCAAGGCTAATTTTGGTTCTCCAATACCAGCTATTTTTATAGAATCAAAAAAATCATTAGATTTCATATTAAACACTTGAGAATTTTTACCAAAATACCCTTTAGTATTTTTCATATTCTCTACACCACTCTTAGAAAATTCTACATGATAACATTTTCTATTATACTTCTCTGCTAATTTAGATAAATGAATAGAAGATTCTCCACAACCAATTTCTAATATATCTCCTTGAGTATAATATAAAACATAATCTGATAAAACACTTAAAAGACCCCATCTATCCCAATTAAAACTTCCACTTACTACTTGTTTATATAAATTCTTTAATCCTTCATGTTCCATTATTTTAATAAATCCTCATCAATTAATTTTTCCCATACCTCATACCCTTTATTATATACATGGATTAATTCTACTTTTGCCAAAGAAAAAAATAAATATTCAAAATCTTTTAAAAAATCTGGAAAAAACATTAATTCATATGGTATTCCCAATTTTAAAACTCTTGTATAAAACTCTGCAAAATCTACTTGATATTCCATCAAAGATTTTCTTGGTTTAGGATCATCATATTGTATAGGTAAAGATTTTCTTGATTTATAAATTGATTCTATATCTCTATGACATATAATTAATTTAATATCTTTTCTTATACCCCATATTGCTTCAATAATATCAGGATGCCAAGTTATTCTTGGATCTTTAACAACATCAACCTTTCCTTGTCTATCATCATTATCAATCAAGCTAAAAGCCTCTTTATAAGACTTTCCCTTCCAATAAGTACCCAAACATTCATCTTCTAAATTTATTGGTTCACCAAACTTACAGTATCTATGATAAAGATCATCAACAATCGTATAAAATGTAGAAAGTTCATATCCTGCCCTTACTTCATCATGCCAATTTACATTTTTACCTATATTAAAACCAACTTCCTTTAAATACTTCATTAAAATTGAAGTACCACATCTACCCAATCCTGTTATAATTACCAAAATAAAATATCCCTTAACATTACCCTAATAAAATAAAAGTTTGTTTTCTATCTTTTGCAAATTTAATATATAACACTTCTTCTATATATTCTCTTTTACTAATATATCTACTACAAAAAGAAAAATTATCAAACCATATTGAATCATATCTTTTATCAAATTTTTCATTCAAAAATTGATTTATTGTAAACAAATCAGAATTAACATTTCTAAAATAATTTCTCATAGCATTATTTAAAATTATGATAACATCATTTTCTTTTGCTTTTCTTTTTATATATTCTGTCTTACCTATTTGTCTTCCAATATTGAATTTTATAGTACAATATTCTTTTAAATATTCTTCTAATGGTAAAATACATAAAGAAGAATTATTACATCTATTTATATTATTTAAATTTATAATATCATCCATAATTCTATAGAATATATTATACTTATTTATATCTAAACCATCTATATCTTTTTCTAAAGAATCTAATAAATCTCCATACATTTTACCATCCCCCTTTAATAGAATCCAAAATATATTCACGATCTTCTTTTGTCACCCACCATCCAACAGGTATACATATCATTCTATCAATTATAGATTCAAGACCAGGAAGTTCTTTTTTATATTTATAAAAACAAGTATGTTTATCATTTCTTTCATGCACTCTTGATACAGAAATTCCTTTACTGCCCATCATATGAGTAAAATCAGATCTATTTTCTACTAACATAGTAAAAAGCCAATATGAAGATTCTCTATCATCTGAAATTTGTGGTATCTCAATTCCGCTAAATGGAATTAATTCTGTTTCATACCATCTAGCATTATTAGAAGCTACATATATATTTTCTTTTGCAAGTTCCATATTATTTAAACCAATAGTAGCACATACATCATTCATATGAAACTTATACCCCCATTCTAAAATATCAGACTCACACCGAAAATCAGTTCTAGGTGATTCTCTATCAATTCCATACCATCTTAAAAGTTTCCCACGTTTATAATCATCCAAATTTCTACAACATAAAGCACCACCATCAACACAAGTAAGATGTTTGATAGCTTGAAAACTAAATATTGTATAATCAGAATAATAACAATCTCCTATTAAATGTAATTCATAAGTACTTCCATATGCATGAGCAGCATCTTCTATTACAGGAATATTATATTTTTTTGATATTTCAGATATTTCTTTCATATCACAAGGATATCCCCCCCAATGAACTACTATAATAGCTTTTGTTTTTTCTGTAATATTTTCTTCAATTGATTTAGGATTAATATTTAAATCTTCTTTCACATCTGCCCAAACTATATCTGCACCTTGTTGTAGAATAGGCATATTAGTTGCCGTACATGTTAATGGAGAAGATATAACTTCATCCCCAGGACCAACACCAATAAGTCTAAGAGCAAGAGATAATCCATGTGTACCAGCAGATAAAGTAAGAATCTTATCATTATCAAATACTTTAGAAAGTTCTTCTTCAAATTCATTAACTTTAGAACATTGCCCAATCCATCCTGAATGAATAACACTCAATAAATCATGATTTACTTCTGGTTCCATTGCCACTTTAAACATTGGAATTTGTTTCATTGTTTTCCCCTATGCATTTATAAAATATTTCTGCATCATAAATACTGCTTCCTCAACACTACCACACCAAACATTTACTGCTTCCTGAACAAAAGGATGTTGACATAAATAACTATCCAAATCATCAGCAAATCCAATTACTGTCTTTTCAGGATTAGCAAAATACCAAGCAAGCTCAAAAAATGATCCAAGCAAAGGTTTATTTGGATCATATTGAGTCATATTAACTAATGCTATATCTGATTCTAAAACAAAAGTATAATCCTTATGTGGTAAAATATCAATTCCAGTACTTCTTGTTTTTAAAGTAACAGCATATTCTTTATTTTGAACCAATTTTTTGTTAAAAGCATTTGCACATGGATCAATAAAACCAATTTGATCATTATATTCTTTCATTTCATCTATTACATATTTTCTCCAATCATATGTAATTTTATATTTTGGAGAAATTTGACCTACTAAATAACAAAGTTTTCTATTACCATTAAACATATTACTCTCCTTTTTTATATTATATCCTACGCAAGTAACCAGAAGGGTTGAAGGTTAAAAGATGTTTCTCACATTCATAATCCACAACCCATTCATTATTTTCTTCAAGCCATAAATTTATTGCTCCCATTGGTCCTTCATCATCCCATTCCCAAGGAACAGGATTACCAGCAGCATGAGAGTCTTCTACAATCATATATCCACCAACAGGAACAAAATGGGAATATAAATTCATTTCATCATATACATGTTGTTTAGTATGCCAAGAATCCAAAATAACCATGCATTTTTTAGAATTCTCTACATTTTTATATACTTCTTCAACAATTAACTGATTAGTACTACCACCATTTATAAATTTAATTCTATCAGACCATTTATATTTTTGTATTTGTTCAATTGACTTATGATAATTTTTTATATCAATTGTAATTACTTTACCTTCTCCTAATAATTCACAAATAGAAGCATAAAATAAAGCAGACCCACCATGCCCTGTTCCAGTTTCAATAATATATTCTGGTCTTGTTTTAATTATCAACTCTTGAATAACAAAAGCATCCATTGGTAATTTCCACATAGGTATACCAAAAAATGAATTCTTTTCCCATATTCTATTACTCTCATAAAGCTTATGATATTCATTAATAGCTGTTATACTCATTATTTTTTACCTCTCATAAACATCCACTATAATATTCTCTCCACATTTCAGCCCAATATTCATCATTTTCTTTTCTACATAATTTACATAACACAACCCAATTATCATTTTCATTTGGATAAAATGTATTTTGTCTATATTTTTCTCCCACTTCTTCACCACATCTTTCACATATCTCATATATTCCTAAAATATCATCGTAATTCATTATTTTCTCTTTTTAGGAAACAATAAAGACATTGAAGGAAATGAATCAAGTATCTGAACATCCCAATTTTCATATACTATAGGATTATTAATTAATACTTCCCTTATTGATGGAAATCCATATTTAATCATCCATTCAACATTATCACGATCTTCAGACCCACCTTCAAAAGCAATTATACCATTATCTGATATTTTATCCCCCCATAATTCTAATGTTTTAATAATAGTATCCCCATTATTAGAAATATCCATATGAAGAAAATCAATTGATTTATCTTCAAATACATTATAAACAAAAAAAGCATCCCCTTCAGTTAAAAAAACATAATCATCCAATCCTTGTTCATTTAACATATTTTCTACTTCAGAATAATCACCATGTTTATATTCATAATCTTCCCAAAGATCATATGCAAAAAAAGAACAAATTATATTTCTTTTTTCTCTATTAAATTTTATTGCTTGACCTATATTAAATGTTGAATATCCATCAAGAACTCCACATTCCACAACTAAATTTGGTTTTTGAGCTAAAATTAATGCTCTAAAAACATTACCATAATCATTGTCTTTATATGAACTTCTAATATTTTCCATAATTATTCCCCTATGATGCAATCTGCCCATCTTGTAGGAACAAATTCAGCTTTAGCTCTTTCTCTTGCAGCTTCACCTTTCTGTTTCAAAACAGATGGATTATTATTTATTTCCTTTATTACTTCAATATAATCACTCACATCATCACATAACCATCCAGTTTCAGGAGTAATCCTGTCTTTAGCACCATAAGAATTATCACCAATACAAGGCAATCCACAAGCCATAGCTTCTATAATAACTCTTGGTCCTTGGTCTTGATATCCAGGTGGTAAATGATACCAAAATAAATTACCATTAGATAAAAATTCAGGTACAGGAATTTGATTTACTCTAAACTTATGAACATTAGGATGATTAAATGTTGTGCTTCTTGCTGGCATATAATAAAACTGAATATTATCACTTATTTCATCCAAAATCTGTATAATCAATTCATTAGTATATTCAGGATGTTTAGCATCTTTTTGAGAATTATGTCTTATAAGTTTAATTGGAGTATTATAATCAACATTTATTTTGAAAAATGAATCTAAATCAGTAGGTGGTGGAAGAATTTTTGATTTAAAATCAGGATATACTTTTCTTAATTCACTTTCTTTAGTAGAATTAAGGAACATATATAAATCCCAATTTTTTGTCCATTCTACTTTACCTGCCCCACCCAATTGATAGTTTAAAATAAATACTTTTCTCTTACAATTCAATTTATCCATTATATCAAGATATTGAGGTTTATTATAATTCCAAATTGTATCAGAAGCATAAAAAGTAACAATATCAACAGGTTCTTTCATATCATTCCACGGTCTTACAATAACATCACTTGGAATATTCTTTTTATATTCACCTGAAATATTACCAGTAGAAATAAGTTCAACTCTATATCCCCTACTAAGCATATCATTCATAATAAAAAGAGATGATCTTTCAGAACCACCAAATCCTCTACATGTTGTAATCATTCTAAAAGATTTTCTATCATCATTTTCAATTTTTGCTTTTACTTCTGCATCATGTTTTTTCTTTTGTTTATTACATATTTCTTTTTTTACCCAAAAATGACAACGATGCCCACCTTTTGAAACCATATTAAAATCTTTCGATAGATATTTTTCTTGCCATTTTCTTTCCCATTCCCTACCAGCATCATGAACAATAACAAGATTAGACAATTCAGATGCATATTTAGTAGAAAATTCTCTATTTTGTCCACCAGCAGGACCATCCACAAAAGCTAAATCAAATTGTATATCTTTAAAATCATCAGTATTTATATCAATATTTCTTCCATCCCAATGAAAAATATGATTATTGCTTCCTGTTGCTAATTCACTTATCTTTTTTATCCATTCTTTTTGTGTTTCAAATGTTACAACAGTATCTATTTTATTTCCTATAAGTAATGTAGATAAACCTGCTCCAAATTCAAGAACAGATTTGACATTATATGTTTTAAAAACATCACACATAAATAACCAATCTCTATTAGTAACACTACCCCCACCCCATTCAAACCCATAATTCTTTAAAATAGAATTATCTACTTTATCAGTCTTAGGAACACTAAATATTTTCTTTTCTCTTACTATATTTTTAAAAAATTTATTAGGAATTTTCTTTCCATACTCAAGTCTACCACCCTTATAATATTTTCTAACACCTTCAGCTATTTCTTCAGGATCAATAATATCAACACATTTAGGAATTTTTAAAGTATTATGACCTTCAGTTGGTGGATTAGTTGGATCAACTAAATTTTTACATCCTTCAAGTTTACAAGCCCAACATGCCTTTGTTTCAACACAAGGCAATACACCATTAGTTTGTACATATTGATGCCCATAATATTGAGTAAAAGAAGCAGGTTCCCTTCCACCAGCTAAAACAACACAAGGATTATTAAATGCCGCTGAAAGATGCATATGCATAGATACAAGCCCCATAGAACCTTGAGAATGAAGAAAAATATTAAATAGATCCCTTATACCTGTATTTCTATCTTCAGTTCGACCAACAAAATCTATGACATTTTTAAGTCTTGGATATGGATGCCCCTTTACACCCAATTGAACAAACTGAATATCATCTTTTAAAATATCAATTACCTCTTGCCATCTATGATATTGTTTACTAGGCCATCCAGGTTCACCACCATAAATAAAAATCCAATAAGGACCATCAATCAAAGGTTTTCTATCATATTCCTCTTGAGTAAACCAAATATCAGGTTTAATTGGTCCTTGAGTAAATTTAAGATTCATTTTATTTTGAATATCCATACGAAAAGCATTTGCCATATGGTAATCCCATAAACCTGATTTATTAGTCAAAAAACCAGGACCAATTTTTACTGTAGCTTTATTAGATGATAATGATCCCATTCTGAATGAATGATCTATATGAGGATTGTTATCCCAAATATGCATAGCTGTTGTATGAACACCAACTCTTGTTTTTGGAAATTTAGCTTTAAAATCCCTTATAGCACAAGTCATAGTTAGAATATCACCAAAAGCTTGTCTATTATGAAATATAACTTCTTCTGGTGCTTTATTTGTTTCTTCTTTTTTATCAGATGATTTTCCAATGTTTTTATTGAATTTTTCTGAAGTATAAGCCAATAAATCATCTACAATTTGATCTACTACAGGTTGTGCAGGTAAAATATGATGTAAATGATCTTCACCAAATCTTGCTGATATCAATAAATCAGTACAATCCTTTCTATTTCCTACTTTATCATCATTAGAAATAACTTGAGATTCCTTCTTCAACATATTACTTAATTTCATTAAACACTCCTATTTCATTGTTCTCAATAATTCAATAAAACTCTCAACATCACCATTTTGTTTAGCTTTCAAATCTTCATAAGGACCAAGTAATCTTCTAGTAAGTTCTCTTTCAGCCCCATGAACACCATCAATCCAATTACTTGTAGATGTATAACTTAATCCACCATCTCTAAGACATAATTGACCAACAAGTTCACAAATTGTATAATTCAAATCACCTTTTACTTTTATATGATGTTCAACAAGTTCATCAATAACTTCATGCATTGTTCTATCTTTTTGTTTTGTATATGGCATATTTATATCCTTTTTATTTACCCATTTTCCATTTTTCCATTGCAGTAAAACCCATATATGATGCAATAACACCACCAAAAACAAATGCCATCAATGATATAGGTTCAACAATAATAGACAATCTTGTATCAGAAATAGGAGCAAAAAAGAATAGAAGGATTATAGATAACAATGCCCATACAGAACACCATGCCATTCTCCTTCTATTCTTCCATCTTATTGTTTGCCATGCAATATTTTTTTCATCTATTAAGGTTAATTCATTTATCTCTCCACTACATTCAGATTTTTCCATAGCAAACTATCTCCTTTATAAATTATCTAATTCTGCAAGCAAATCATCATCATCATAATCATCTTCTGATTTTTCGGGTTTTGATTCCTCTTTCTTTTCTTCTTTCTTTTCTTCTTTCTTTTCAACTTTTCCAGAATCAAAAGAATCTTCTTCTTTCTTTTCTTCTTTCTTTTCTTCTTTCTTTTCTTCTTGATTAGATGCAGATGTAGATGTTTCTACATCTAAATATCCCCTTTCAAGACATTCTGCTTCAACAAGTTCCCAAAGAAATTCATTTTTAAGAATTTCTACCTGTTTATCCTTATCCGTTTCCATTGACTTAATATAATCATTAAGATTAACACATGTTTTCATAAAAGCATCAATTTCTTCTTCAGTACCCAAAGAAGATTGTCTTCTTGAAAAATCAGAATTTGAATAATCAGGCCATTGTCTACCATCTTCTTGTTTCTTTGTAGAAAGAACATTAAGAATAAAGTTTCTGCCATTTTCTGATGGATCAAAAACTTGAGGACCATATCCTTGATCTCTATCTGTAATTTCTTTCTTCAATTTTTTTTCTACAACAGATGGAAATTCATAAAGTTTTACTTTACCAACAACTTTCTTTTCTGAATCTCTATCATCATCTCTTTGATCTTTCACAATATACCAATTACCAACATATCTTTCTTTTCGTTTAAGATTATATGCTTGTTTCTTGTCTTGAGATGAACCATTATAAAGTTTAGCTGTTGAAGAACAGAATGGACAATATTCTTTAAAATCATGAGTTTTTGGACATAAAACAAAAATCCAATTATCCCCTGATTGCCAAAAATGATAGTAGTACCTCTTATAAAACTCTCCTGTAGGATCTGGAACAAATCTACCTTCATAGACTTTTGCTTGTTCAATAGTACCCTTTTCAGGAGTTTCCCAAAGTAAATCCGATCTTCTAAATCCACCTTGAGTTGTATCTTTTTCTTTAATCTTTTCTTTTACAAAACTTTCAAATAATTCCTTTTTAATCCATTTACTCATTATACTTCTCCTTCCCTGTATGTAATAAACAATACAAGTTTTTTATTTTTTTATACTATAACACATATTGAATTAAAATGTTAAATATTTTTTTAAAAAAAAAAACAAAAAAAATGATGGGGATAAACCCCACCATTTTCAGGAGATTATTATGAAAATATATTTTACTTCTTCAATGGTTTAATGAAACTTGGATCATTATAGACTTCAAATACCATTTCAGGTAAAAATTCATTCAATGCAGATGCTTCACCAATGCCCAATCCACCGTTAGGAGCAATAGCAAGATCCCCACCATCTTCCATGATAGATGCCCCACCACCTATACCAATATTCCAAGAATCTCCATGAGCAACTTTACCTGTACTCATGTGAATCCTATCCATATGTGTAGCACCCAAATCAATTGCTTTCAAAATAGCTTTTGCTTCCATTCCCCCTACTGAAACATCATTTCCATCAGGAAATACAATAATTGTTCCCATATAATCACCACTAACCCCCTTGGTAATATAATTGGAACGATAATTCATTTCATAGAGAACAGTAACTTTTGTTTCAATATCACTATCACTGGCACCTTTGAGAATCTTTTTAGCTTGTTTCTCTGAAATACCATTTACCCTTTCCCAAATTGAACCAACAGTTTTAGCAACAAACTTCTTTCCATCAGTAAGTTTAGAATCAGATTTGAGAATTGCAGGACCAGTAATATGATCTCGTTTATCCTCAAAATTCTGATTAACAGTCAACTTGGCATTATTGGAATTATTACCATTCATATTTCCATTCATATTTCCATTATTATTGCCATTGTTATTTGCTTCTGCTTTCTGAAGTTGACCCTGAAGTTGACCCTGAAGTTGACCCTGAAGTTGACCCTGTTTGTTTGTATTCAAATTGGTATTCAAATTGGTATTCTTGTTTGTATTCAAATTGGTATTCAAATTGGTATTCTTGTTTGTATTCAAATTGGTATTCTTGTTTGCATTCAAATTGGTATTCTTGTTTGCATTCAAATTGGTATTACAATTCTTTACTGCACCTTTTTCAATAACAGCATTACCCCCTTGACCACCTTGACCACCTTGACCACCTTGATTATCTGTTGAATAATCAAAGTTAGTTGTATTATGATGAGTATTATTATGAATATTAATACCACCTGCCATTGCTGAATTACCAGCAAAAGCTACCATTGCCAAAATCAAACACACGATAAAAAAATTCTGTTTCATAATTCTTTTCCTTTCAAATTTGTTTTTGTTTTTGTTTTTGTTTTTGTTTTTGTTTTTTTAGCCCAATATTTGATTAATATGAATAAAACCAATGATGATAAAATTCAAAAAAATCATTAAATAACAAACATACTTAACCATAATCACCCCCTTCATTAATCATTCATTATGGGATAACTATATAATAACAAAAATATATTGTCAATACTTATTTTGATTTTTTCTAATATTTTCAGTGATGTAGGAAGTTTTCTACCATTTTACACAATTTATATGTAAAAAATTACACAATTTAGGATTTTGATGGGATTTAAAATTATTCATTTAACTGATTGTTTTCATTATCATTTTCATTTAATTTCTTTTTCTTTTTCCATAAGGCATTTCCTGTTGGTCCTTCAGAAACTAACATTTCACCTTCTGGAAGTCTATTTTTTAGCATATCTCCTTTAGGTATATCTCTAATCATATCTCCTTTAAGTTGTGTTGTCATAATTTCCTCTCTAATTTTTTCAAAAAATCTTTCATATCGTTTAATGCAAATGTAATCTTTCTAAAATTTGCTTGAACATAAGGAATAACACTTCTTTCATTATCAGTTAATATCATTCCTTTTTTAATCAAAAATACCAAAAAAGATGCATCAATTTTATCTTTCAAATAATGATCTATTGCTATTCTTTGATACCCCTCTCTACTATTTATATAATCATATAAAGTACCATTATTTTCATTCATCCACTTTTTAACAAAACAAGCAGATTCAATTAACTTTTTTTTTGTTATCTTTACATTTCTTTTTTTATTTTTATCTCTTGTTTTATAAAGTAATAATATCTTTTCATCAAAAAATTTCATATAAGTAAAACTTTTATAAAGTTCAAACCCACATATAAAATAATCATATGGATTAATATTTTGCCATTTAGTTAAAAACCATCCAGTTATTTTTATTAATGCTTTCTTATTTTGTTCCTTAAATTTTGTATTAAAATGAAGTTCAAAATCTTTCGGCATTCTATATCCACGATTATTAAAATCCGCTTGAGCTTTCCTAAATTGAAAATAAATTTCTTCAATATGTTCAGGAGTTACAGACATTAATCATCTTCCTCACTTTCGATTTCTTCTAAATATAAAGAACGATTATTACAATTTTTAGCCAATAATTCATAAAATTCTTTAGCTAATTGTGGATAATCATCAGTAACATGTCTTGTAAAAAGTAATGGTTCTTCAAACCCATGTTTTACTCTACATATCCATTGTAATTTACAATTATCACATGATATCCATATTTTTTCTTTCATCATAAACACTGTCCAAACATAGAAAGATATGTATTTATATACTTATTGATATTATTATTTTCTTCCCACCATAATTGAGATTTAACTCTTTGATAATCTTTCTTATAAATCTTTTCTCTATAAGTTACATCTTCTGCAAGCTTTTCAATATGAGCAATCATTTCTTCATCAGTTTTAGATCTTAAAGATTGAAATTTGTAAGGAGTAACATCAGAATAAACACCAACAGCACCACAAGCAGCATATTCCAAAGATTTTATATTACTTTTACAATGATTAAATTCAACATCTTGTAAAGGTGCAAGACATATATCAGGCTCAATTGATTTCAATGCTGAAGGATATTCAAATATACTATGCCAAGGATGAAAATTAACTTTCTTTTTTATATCGTTCAATTCTTCAGGAATTGCACCCATAAAATGCCATTCATATTTATCTACTGTTTTTCTGATAAAATACATAAGATCTTTCCCAAAATCACCACCTTTATTTTCCTTACCAACTATTTTTTCCATTGCAAAATGATTTTGACTACCACCCCATAATATTTTAACTTTATTTTTTCTATTATAATATTCATGAGCAGGATATATTTCACCCCAAATAAATTTAGGCAAATGATTAGGAATAACAGATATTCTTTTACAATATTGTGAATATACTTCTTTCAGCTTTGAAGTAGAAGTAATCATACCATCACAAGCACCCATTATTTTTTTAACAATATCTTCTGATTGATTGTAATATAAAGATGCATAGTTCCATTTAGGTATATTAAATAACATATCATCTATTTCATATATTACAGGAATAGGAAATTTCTTTTGTACTGTATTTTTAAAATGCTGAATTAACTTTAGATGAGCTTCATTTGCACTTCTTTGAAATTGAACAAAAGTAAAAGGATTATACCAATCTATATCAGAAACATAATTTTGTAAATAAGTAGAATGACACATTAAATTTTTTTTTCTAACATGATTTAATAAAAAATATGGGTAGATTACACGAATTGTACCACAACCTTGAGTATCACCAATATAGCTAAGAAAACCAAGTTTAGCAGGTTTTTTGACAGGCTTTAATTTTTTCAATTGAGAATGATCCCCGAAGAATTAGTTTTATTCATGATATCTTTAACATTTTTACTATCTTTTAATTTTGCTAAAAATATTCTATAATCTTCTAAACATTGTTTTTTAGTATATTTTATATATTTTCCTGAATTATGTTCCGTTTCTCTTTCTACCTCATCTACATTATTTTTACAAAAAAAACAATGTTTTGGATATTCTCCTTCTAAATTTGGATTTGAATCTGGAATAACTTCCACATAATTAGGTGGAAACATTCCCTTGCATTTTACACATCTTGGCATATTTTTTATCCCCCTTTAATGAATTCTTTTCATATATAACATATTATAAACATAAATGTTAAATATTTTTTTTATTTTTTTAAATTTTTTCTTCATCATCTTCATAAGCTTTAGAATCTCTTTTATGATATTTGGATTCCAAATCTCTTTGAAGTGCTTTCTTAATTCTTTTTAAATCACCAACTTTTACTTCATCTAATTGATCATCAGATTCAAGTCGTTCAATAGTATTTCTAATTATATTTCTAATATCTTCAATTCCAATTGTTTCTGTGTTTTCCTTGCTTCTTATAGTAGCATCAACAGAATCACAAATCATAAGAATAGCAGCTTCTAATGTAGTAGGTGGAGAAGTATTTTTATATCTAAACATTTCTTCAGCTACTTCAGATTTATTAGATAATGATTTTAAAATAGTATTTCCATGATGTTGAGTTATAGGTGTGATTAATTCTGAAGGAAAATCTTCTAATTGAACAAGTATTAATGCTCCATCAGCAACATGTTTTGTAAGTAAATGAAATGAAATCATTGGATCTAAATTATCATGCATATTACCTGAACCATTTTGATTTTCATAAAAACATTCAGGAAAAGATATTTTTCCTGCATCATGATACATGCCCAATACTCTCATTAAAGTTGAATCAATATCCAATTCCAATGCTACTGCTTCACAAAGACTTGATACATTTTGACAATGTTTATAAGTTCCTGGTGCTCTATCCCTCATCTTTTCCAAAAATGGATATTTAGCATCTAATAACATTTTTAAATCATATTTATCATGATCAAATTCAATTAATTCCATATTTATTCCTTTCATAAAAATATATGGTCGGGTAGGCAAGATTTGAACTTGCGATCTGAGGTATCCAAAACCCCCATCTTAGACCAGACTAGACTACTACCCGATAATTTATTCTTCTAATGTTAATCCATCTTCAGTTACTTCAAAAACATCTTCTTCTACAGCATCTTCTTCTACTTCTTGATCTTTAAATTCTTCATAAAGTTTTTTAAAATGATTATAAACTTTAATTGTAAACTCCCAATTCATCATTGAACTATCAATTTCAGTTATCATTTTAAACGATTTTTCTTCATCCAATTCAAAAGTTACAGTATCAATCAAATCATCTATATCTATTTTTGCCTTTATATCAATTAAATCAAAAGACATTCAATTCACCATTTTATGCAATATTTTTGATGATTTAAATTTAATGAAATTTTTAGCAGGAACTTCAATATTTTCTTGAGTTCTAGGATTTAAAGCCATTCTTGATTCTCTTGATTGCAAAAAAAATGAACCAAAATCCTTTATTTTAATCCTATCACCTTTTTCCAATCCCTGTTTAATTCCATTTAAAAATACATCAACAATAATACCAGCATCCTTTATCGTTATTAAAGTTTTATCGGATACATACTTTACTAAATCTGATTTATTCATTATAAATACCCCCTACATTTTTTTAACTGTAAAAGGTATTTATATTTTTTAGCCCATTTCTTCTACTTTCTCTATTTTAATTAATTTTTCATTTTTATATCTTCTCCATCCATTAGGACTCCATACAAACCATTTATTGCTTAATTTTTGTAAATAACATCTTTCATCATCTATGATATACCATCCTTCTTTTTTCTCATCCACTATCTAATGCCTCTCCTTCTAGATCGTTTACTTGCTTTCAAGGGGTTGGTCTTCTTTTTACCTTCAACAAGTTCAACTTTATTTGATTTCAAAGCACATACACCAAGTCTATGAGCTTTTTTCGGATCTACATATGCAATACACACATCACCAATATTATGACCAGAATACATTTTATTACAACCAATACATGCCTTAATACATTGTTCCCTTTTAACTTCACGTTTCGGTAAAAATTCTGCTTTACCATATTCTTCTTCCATGATATTATCCTTTCAATTTAATATTTAATATTTCCTTTTTTATCAAAAAAATAATTTATTGTCAATAATTATTTTTTTGAATCTTCCTTTTTTTTCAATATTTCTGATTCATATAATTGTTTTTCTTTTTGCATTTTAAGAATTTCCATCTCCATATAATGTAAATCTTCCTTTTTTTTCAATATTTCTGATTCATATAATTGTTTTTCTTTTTGCATTTTAAGAATTTCCATCTCCATATAATGTTTATTTCTTTTATATTCAAGTCTAAGTTCATTAAATCTAATTTCATCAAGAAATTGTTTAATTTTTGCTGGTAATATAATTTTATTAACAATAATATCTTCAATAAAAGGATTTGTTTTAAATTTTTCAGTTAATAATTTTTTATGTTTTTCAATATTATTAACAACTTCCATAGTATTAAAACTTGAAAAATATTTTCTAACTATGTTAATTGTATTATTAATTGTATGATTATTTTTATATTTATCATCAATAATGGTATATATATCATAATCAACTTTAATATAACATCCATCTAATAAAATAACATCAATATCAACATGCAAAAAATCATTTTTTATATCATCTTCGATATAATCTTTAGATGTTATTTTTTCCATCCAAAGATTTTCAATTTTATAATTATCATAAACAAATTTACCAATATCAAATCTAAAAATGAAAATAAAAATGAAAATATTAATAATAAACAAAAAAAGAATAAAATTCAAACCCATAGTATTATTTTTTTCTTTTATACCATGAGGAAGTTTACCAGTAGATATAGTCATTTTATATTCCTCTCTATTATTTAACCTTTTTTATTTTAAATATAGTTTTTACAACACCTACAGGAGAATCACAAGGATCAAGTTCAATCGTGATTTCATTTATATTGAAATTTTTAAATGCCTGTTTAAGTTCTGGAAACCATTTGAAAGGATCATAAGTTACAGCAACAACATCCATTGCTTGTCCTTTTTTAACTTCACATTTAAATCCCATCAACATAATAATATTCCTTTCTTTATGTCAATTCTTTTGCCCATTTATTTTGAATTTCATATGACAAACCATATTTCCAAAAGAAATATTGAAGATCATATTCATTGAATTCCAAATTTTCGCTATCAACTAACCATTTTATTGCAGTTTCACGATCATCAGCACCATATTCAATAGTTTTTTTGATAAGATTCTCAAAATTAACCAAAGATGAAGCTTCAAGTACAGCTTCATCTTTCATATTCTGTTCACAAATAGAATTAAGAAAATTATATTCATTTTCTAATTCTTTTTCATCCCACCATTCTTGGTAAATTCCTCTAGGACGAAAACCAAAAGCATCTTTATGAAGATCACTAAGATCAGTATTAGAAATATGAATCATTTTAAATCCTTTATTTGATTTTAGCCAAGAACCTTAAAACCATTATGAGCAATCATGCTCATATAGATACCTGAATTTACAAAGACCGCAGTATATTTATCATTATCAGCTTTAACTAAAATCCATCGAACATCATCTGGAAGATTCATTTTTTCAACTGCTTTATCCAAATTTTTTTCAGTCTTGTAAGTTTTCGTATACTTGGTATCAATAGTGATTTTCATTTTATATCCTTTCGTTTAGGTTCACTATATATATAAGCACATCCCATGCCAGAATAAATATTTTTTTTATGTAATGATTTCAGTAACTTAATTTTTTGGGTATAATTGTCTATACAAAAAAGTGACAATTATTGACAAACTTTGACAATTTTTGTCATAGATTTGATTACTAAAATTCATTTAAGAATGACTTTATTGATTTCATTTATTGTATCATATAAACAACCTTTACAAATTTTTGATCCTGTAGTTAATTTAACATATGCACTTGTTTGACATTCACAAAAATCACATTTTAAATCTCCAATATCCCCATTTGGTTTTCTTGGATTTTCTATAATTTCAAATATATTTGAAATCATATTTTTTTCCTCTATTTGTGTTCTGTCTCTATTTTTCATGATTTATATTTTCCTATTTTTCATATTATATAATATATGCATATTAATGTCAATATTTGCATATAAATCCATTAGTGAATTATTATTTTCTATTATGATATCAAATTTTGATCCAATCCAATCAGTTTCAGATACATGTGGAATAATTCCGTTATCTCTTAGCTCTTTTATTTTTAGAGGATTATTTATATGTTTTTTATATCTTTCATACCATTCTGGATTATCCCCTCTTTTAACTTTAATAATATAACCACCTGCATCTTTAATGGATTTAATTTCATTTTTGAATCTACAATCTGTTACTACTACATCATGATAAAAAGTCTCATATCTTTTTATTAAAGATGCAGACCATACATTAGGATGAAATACATTTCTTATACATTCTGTACCAAATAATTGCATTGCTATTCTTGGAGATATTTCTTTACCAATAATTTTAGACCATCCATAATCTATTTTTTCTCTCCATTCTCTACTCTCTTTTGTTTGTCCTTCTAAAAGTTCTCTATCCCATCCAAAAATTATTGATAAAGCATCTTTTAGTGGATTAGCAAAAGAATCTTTTTTAAATTGCCAAGAACTTTCCAAATAATCTCCTACTGTTCCTTTACCACTTCCTATAAATCCTACAATTCCAATTAACATAATTTATTCTCCAATATAATTTATTTTACTTCTAAAATTTACTTCTAAAAAAACTTTTTCAAGGGATTGAGAACTTTAGTTCGAAAATCCCTTTATAATTTACGCTAGTAAATTATATCTAGTTCTAGAACTAGATTTAAACTTTAATATACTCTCTCTTAACTCTCTAAACTCTATGGTGTAAAAATTCATAATAATTCCTCTAAGTTAAGTGCGTATATACGGACATTTTGTCAGTATATACGGACATTTTGTCAGTATATACGGACATTTTGTCAGTATATGTTTTGTATATACTGATAAATATATATAAAGTATATATATGAAATATATTTCATTATTTATTTGTAATTATATCAATAATTTTTCTTTGTTTTTCATTTAAAATCCAATTATCTGTATTAAAATCTATAGCAATACATATATCTTCTTTTAATCCATTACTATTTTTAAATTCTATCAATCCTAATGATTTTAAATTTTCAATAGCTCTTTTTGTTTTATTTCCATTATTTGATTTTGTAGAATAAAAACATTTTTTATCTATTTCATAATAATTTCCTATATTGACCCATTTACTACTATATTGACCCCATGTTTCTTCTTGTATATAACCAATAAGATCTTGACCTAATTTATTTACATTTAAAACTCTAAGGCATCTACTAAACCAAAATGCTCTTTTAAAAAATTTATTTGTACCATCTTTATTTTCATTTTTCTTTGATTGTTCTCTTAAAAACCTTATGAATTTTTCTTTCAATTCATCGTTATCCATAATTAATTCTCCATTATATTATTATTTTTTATTACTATAACATAAAGAAGTATTAATTGTTAATTTTTTTTAAAAATTTTTTATTTAACAATTTCATTCAAGATGTGTTATAGTAATAAAAAATGAAAAAGGAGATAAGATGGATTTAAGAAAAAATTTGTGGGTATATAAATATCAACCAAAAAATTTCAATGATATAATACTTAATGAAGAAATTAAAGGTAAATTGAATAAATCTATGGAAGAATTACCTAATTTACTTTTATATGGAACACCAGGAATAGGTAAAGGATGTTTTACTAATCTTCTTATTGAGAAAGATAATATTGATTATATGTGGATTAATGCTTCTGATGAAAATGGTATTGATGTTTTTAGAAATAAAATTAGACCATTTGCTACTGCAATGTGTATGAAAGATATGAAAGTAGTTGTATTGAATGAATGTGATTCTTTAACAAGTGGTCCTCAAGGAGCACAAAAACTTTTAAGACAATTAATGGAAGATACATATAGAATTTGTAGATTTATTTTGATTTGTAATTATGAAAATTATGTGATACCAGAAATAAAAAGTAGATGCCAAGTTATTAAATTTGATAATCCACCTAAAAAAGATATTGGTAAATTTTGTCTCAATATTCTTAGACAAGAAAAAATTAAATTTGAAGGAAAAACTGTTCTTGAAATAATTAAAAAAACATATCCTGATATTAGAAAATGTATTAATGTTTTACAAGAAAATGTTATTAATGGTGAACTTACAGGATCAAAAATATATGCTTCAGAAGTTTTATTTGAAAAAATATTTAAATTGATTCTGAAAAAAGATATTGAATCTATTAGAGAAGAACTTAGATCAAATTATATTCCTTATCCAGAACTTTATGAATATATATATGATAATGTAGGAGAATTCAAAGAACCTGGGGGGGCAATACTTGGAATAGGAGAACATCTTTATAGAGATGCAACAATAGCAATAAAAGAAATCAATTTTATGAGAATGATAGTTGATTTTATTTATAATAAGGTTATATAATGGCAGATAAAGTAAATCTTTTCACATTCTTGAATCAAATACAAAGTAAAAGAAAAACAGTTTCTTATGATAAGAAAATAGCAGGATCATATATTCTTTCTTTATTCTTGAGTATGAATAAAGAATTAATTTCAAAAGTAGATGATATTAATAAATATTTATTTTTACTTCCTGATGAAATTGTATATGATTATTATATGAGTTCTATTCCAGTAGGTAAAAGATATCTAAATTTTATAAAGAAACGAAAAGAAGATGATAAGATGAAAAAAAGAATTGAAAAATTAAAAGAATTTAATCCTACATTATCAACAAGAGAATGTAAGATGATTTTAACATATATTATTAATAAAAATGTAAGGGGGAAATATGAGAATAAATATCAAAAATTTTAAAGATGTGGTAACAAAAGCTACTCTGAATCTTGGTATAGAAACATTGCAGTTAAGATTTAGTGATAGAATTCAATGTAATTCATTGAATGGAAACAATACTTCTATTTCAATTTTGAATGTAGAAAATAATGTATTGGATACTAATGAAGAACTAGTTTTTAATTTTGGTGATCCAAGTAATAATTTAATTCCATTTATTGCATTATTTGATAATGAAGAAGTAGAACTTTCATTAACAGATATGTTTATGAAATTTAGAGATGGAGAACAAAATATTAAAGTTGGATTTTGTTCATCTGCTGCTGTAAAAAGACTTGGAAGTAATGATGTACAAAATGTAGATTGGTTTTTTGAAATGAAAATTGATCAAGAATTTATAGATAAATTTGAAAAAATAAAGAAAATTGGATCAAGATTTGGTAAAGTATATTTCGGAGTACATAATAATAAAATGTATATTGAAACATCTGATAAGACCAATAGATATTCAAACGATGTTAATTTTGAACTGGATGATATTGAAATGGAAAATATATCATTAGCATATGTTTATAATGATATGGTTAATTTTTTTCATTGTATTGAAATGGATATTGATAAAAACTTTACCTTAAAAATAGCATATCAAGAAGATCAAGGATTAGGTTGTATTTATGCATTTTCAGAGAATAATGAAGAAAAATATTCATTGATTTCTAGGGAAAATTTGTAAATTGTTAGTTTTTTGACAAAAATTGTCAGTAAAAATATAAATATATTTATAAGTTATTGAAATTATTAATAGTGATTTTTGGCATACCGATTGCAATAAAAAACATTGACTTTGAATTAAGGAGATGTTAGATGAATACAATTGGACTTACAGGAAAAAATAAAGCCAAATCCAAACAAAAAAAGGTTGAAGGTGTTGTTTATAAAGTAAGGAATCAATATTATTTTAACAATCATAATGGATTTATAATGTATAAAGATGGTATAAAAGTTAAATTTCATAATGGTTATAATTTTAATAATCCATATAGTTTGGATGAAGCTTTAGAATGGGCAATTAAAAATTTATAAAAAAAGTTGTTGACAAACAATTATATTTAGAATATGATTGTTTTTTAGAAATTGAGATTAAAAAAGTTGTTGACAATCTTGTGTAAAGTGTGATATAAGATTGTTAAAATAAAAATGGTTTTCGAACCAAATTAACTAAAAAAGGAGAAATTAAGATGAATGATTTTTTTGACGGTGACATGGGTAATGATGATATGGATGATGTTCCTACCACTGATAGGCCCGATGGAGCAAGTATTCTTGTTAATGGTTCTTATCAGAACCTTGAAGTTGGAGCACCTTTCCTTCAATCCGTTCAATCTGTTGCATTGCAAGCAGGTTTCGGTAAATTCAAGGTGTGGTTGAATGGTACTGAAGTTCGACCAAGTTCGGCACCTGCTGAAGTAACCGATCAAATGTCTGTTGAAATTAGGCCATTTGATGAAGCAGGATAGTAATTAAAGTTAGTTAGTTTGGAATGGGGAGAATTATCTCCCCATTAAACTATCTATAATAAAAAAAAATACTTTTGATTGGAGTTATATATAATGTCTGATGTATTCTCAACTTTTGATACTGAAGTAAAGTCAAGACATGAAGAAATGTTAGCTGAACTTGAATCAATTTCAGTTGATGATCTTAAAGCAGAAGGTCTTTCTTTAACTTTCGGTGGAAAAACATTTAAATTTACTGATTTAGAAATTGTCAGTGATGAAAATGTTGAAGAAAAGTTGCGTAAAGAGTTCAAAGAAAAGTTAAATACTCAACAGCAAAGAATTAGAGATAAAATCAATTCTAAAATCAATCAATTATTGATATTACATCAACAAAAACAACAAGAGCTTGATAGAAAAGAAGCTCAAATGAAAAAAAAGTATAGTAAAGCAGCTATGATGCCTGATATAACAGAAGCTCATTTACTTAAAGGACTTTCTATTGTTAAAGGAAAAGAAAATGATGAATTGACTTGGATTTATAGAGGTGTATATAATCCAAGGTTTATTGTATATAATGATACAAATGTAGGTGATAAAGTTAGAAAACCAATTCCTTCTAGACTTGTATCAAGAATGAAAAAAGATATGATTATTTTAATAAAAACAAAAGGAAGTAAAATAACTTCTGTTTCAACAAAAAAACCAACAACAAGAGGATTACAATTACCATCATTTCAGCATTATCATCAAATGGGGCATGGTGATTGTTGGGGTAATTGGAAATATGATAAAAAATGGAATCATCCAGATGATATCTTGTTGTGTGCTAAAGATGCTGAAGCTGTTTTAGAAACAATTAATAATAATAGTCTTGCAATAAGAAATCCTGCTGGTTTACCAAGGATAGAAACATTAATCAGAAATGTTAAAAAAGTTGATGAAGTAGAACCATCTACTGTAGAACTTGAAGATAATGAAGAACTTGAAGATGTTTGGCAAACAATTTAATTGAAAGGATTTTTAAAATGTCTGATTTGTATAATAGGCAAGAAAAGCTTAAATTAAATCATCCTAAAAAAGTTGCTGTTGTTGGTTGTGGTGGTATTGGATATTGGGTAGCTAAATTTCTTGCAATGAGTGGGGTAGATCATCTTGAATTATTTGATCCTGACATTCTAGAAGAACATAATCTCAATCGTCTTGATATTCCATATAAATATCTTGGAAAAAACAAAGCAGATATTACAAAAATGGCTATTATATCTTTAAGAGATGAAGCTACTGTCTATTCTTATCCATTTAAATTCTCTGATATTACAAGTGGATTTGATTGGGTTGTTGATTGTACGGATGATGGAAAATCACAAATTGAAAATCAAGCCATTGCTAAAAAAATGGGATCAAAATATTTTAAGGCAGGGTATGATGGAGAAGGATTTGGGATTCATAATACTGTTTCTGAATGGGGGGAATCTACCAATGGATATACAGTAGTTCCATCATGGGTTGTTCCTGCTGTTATAGTTGCTGCTCTTGCGGTTGCAAAAATCATGAAATATCCTAATGCTGAATGTATTTCTTCAGTTAAACATTTATTTCGATTTGATAGGTAAAAAAAGAATTGACATATACCCCATGATGTGATATCATGGGGTATATTAAACAATTGAGAAAGGATTTAAAATTGAAAGGTTATGTTAATAAAAAACAATCTATTATTGAGTATCTTGAAAAAGATGTAAACACACCTACTAGTATTATTGTTAATGAACTTCAAGTTTCTGAAAGACATGTTCAAAGAGTTCGAAAAGAACATAAAAATAAAATGAAACGTAAAAGAAAATTAAATAATAAATTACAAAAAACAAAAGAAAGAATGAAAGGAATGGTAAATCATATGAAAAATGATAAATCTGTTACACCTGATAAAATTGAAATACAAATTATAAGTATGGCAAATGAAAGTGGGTGGTCTATCCAAGATATTGCAATTGCATTTGGATTGGAATTGAATCAAGTAAGAAATATACTAAACGAGTATCACTATATGATAACTGGAAAAGTACTTGATGAAAATAGTGATACTGTATGGTTTGAAAAACAAGAAAAAATTAGAAATGAAAATCCGATAGAAGAATTAACTGAAAATGATTTTGATTTAGATAAAAATAATGAATCGAATATTCCACAAAAATTTCCTGGTTTTGGTTTTGGTAAAGTTAAAAAAACAAAACAACCTTTAATGTGGGATCAATTTAAAAAACAAGAAACATTTTGGGAAGTAGAAATTGATCGTGTTACTGCTTGCAGTAAAGTCAAAAAATTTGTTGAAGTTTTTATGAATAAACAAGCAAAAACAAAAGCAATGATGTACATGAAATGGGCAGGTGCAAGAGAGTGGCTTGCTTATCTTATTGGTGAAGTAAAAGATGATGTATATCATGTAAATGATCTTTATCTTCCTGATCAAAGAACATCTAGTGTTCTTGTTGATAAAGTTAATAATGAGGAATTTAATAAACTATCTATTATTGGTGTAATTCATTCCCATCATGAAATGGGAGCAGGAGATGAAAATAATCCATCTTTTAGTGGACATGATAATGCATTTATCAATAGCAATCATAATTTAAGTCTTTTGGCAGGTAGAAATAGGAAAACAGGGGGGTTTAATATAGTTGGTATAGCAAGAGTAAAAACTCCTTGTGGTGGTCTTATTACAGTTAAAGCAAAAGTAAAACCAAAAAAAGAAAAACCGACTGATGAAGAAAAACAATTGAAAAATGAATTTTTTCTAAAAACTATGAGTGATAATACACAACAAATTATAGATGGAAAGGTAGACGATAAGCCTATTGAATATCTTAGTAAAACTACTAATCCTGTATCTGTAACTACTACTCATGGAAAGAGATATCATTTTTCAAATAATGGAGATGCTTATCCTTATAATCAAATTGAAAAAAAGTAGAAAATATAAATTATTAAAGGGGGGTGGTTAAATTGATTGTTCGATACTAAAATAGAATACTAAAATAGAATACTAAAATAGAATACTAAAATAGAATACTAAAATACTAAAATACTTTAAATAAAGAATATTAAAAATGATTAAAATATGGCATCCGTCGAAGCATTATGAATTAAATAATATAATCCTTCTTCCCATGCTAAAGTTAAATTAAATTAAATTAAATTAAATTAGAAGAATATTAAATTAGAAGAATATTAAATTAGAAGAAGAAAAATAGGACGCTATTTTTCTCAATTAAAAAAGATTTTATTAGTTTTTAGGTTATATTGGTAGATATAACCAAAATAGGAAGATTGGTAATCAATCTTCCTATTTTTTTTTCCTAAAATATATAAATACTATTAGCATTTGTGTTTTTAGGAGTAAATTTATGGCAAAAGGTGGGGATTTTGAAAGAAATATTTCTAAATTTTTAACAAAATGGTTGACAGGTAAAACAAAACCATATATGTTTTGGAGACAAGATGCTAGTGGTGGATTAGCTACTGTTCATATTGAAAATTATCATATGACAGGAGATATAACATATTTACATCCTGATTCTAAATTTTTTATAGATATTTTTAGTGTTGAATGTAAAAATGGATATCCAAGTACATCTTTTTGGCAACATTTTACAACAACTAAATTTGGCATTGAAGAATTTTGGAAACAATCATGTAATGATGCTAATAAAGCAAAAAAGCATCCAATGTTAATTTATAGAAAAAAAGGCAGGAAAAGAATAGTAGGAATAGATAAATATACACAAGAGAGGCTGAATATCAAACTTAAAAATTTAAATCATATCAGTATATCATGGAACAAAGAAAATGCTCTTAGAAGCTGTTTCCTTTACGATTTAGAGGATTTTTTTGATATAGTGAAACCAGATGATATAAGGGAAATAGGGATGGTAATATAAAATGGCTACTTTAAATTTGACAACAGATGAATTTGCTGATATAGCTATAATATGGTTATTTGATCAATTCATGAATCCTGAACAAGTTGGAAGTAAAAATTTAAAAGAATTCATAGAAGATCATAGAAGTAAAATAAGAACCCCACTTATGAAATACTATCTTGACTCTGATAGTGAAATGAGATTAAGATATAAACGAATAAAAGGTGTTTTTGATGGTTCTGATAAAGCAATACAGCAAATAAGAATTGGTCCTAGTGAAAAAATAGAGAAAGAAAAGAAAAAAGAAGGAATTGTAAAGAAAATAATAAAGAAAATAATGAAAAAAGAAGAATTGACATTAGATGATGAAAAATTACTAAAGGAAATTCAAAATGAATTTTAAATAAAGAAACCTCAATCAGATAAAGAGGTATAAGGAGAAATAATATGGGAGAGTTAGCAGGGAATTTTCAAGATAGTCCCGAAGCACAAATAGCAAAGGATAAAGATCAAGCTGTAGAACAACCAGAAAAAATTGAAACTCCTGTAAAGGGAGTGTTTGCTGATGCAATAAACAAAAGAGATAATTTACCTGTATTCAAAGTTGGACATGATGAATTTTATCAAAATATGACTCATGGAAGACAAAGAATTAGATTTAAATCAGGTACAAATGCTCAAAAGTTTATGCAAGGAAGTAGATATAAACAATCATTTTGGATTCAACATGAAAAGGATAAATATATGAGAAAAATAAAATAAAATGTAAGGAGATATAATGGAATCTGTTGATATTGGTAAAGATGTTACATTGTTGTTTGATTTTAATAATTTAGTAATTAGAAGTTTTTTTGGTGTTAAAGAAATAATTGAAGATCCTAATAATATACAATGGGGTCTTTGGATGTATAATGTTTTTAATTCCATTTATACAACTTTATGGAAATTCAAAAATGTTACAGAAGTAATTCTTGCTATTGATGATTCAAATAGTTGGAGAAAAGCAGCATATAGTAGATACAAAGAATCAAGAAAAATTAAAAAGAAAGATTCAAGATATAATTGGAAAGAACTTTATTCTATGATGAATAAATTAGCTAATGAATTTAAACATCATATGCCTTTTAAAATTATAAAAATAAAATCTGCTGAAGCTGATGATGTAATTGGAGTATTAGTAAAACATTTTAAAAATCCATGTGTGATTATTGCAAGAGATGAAGATTATTTTCAATGTTTTGCTAAGAAAAAAAATCTAAGGGTTTATGACCCTATTTCACAAGTCCTTTATTGTCCAGATGATTTTGAAGACATAAAGGATTTTCTATTAAAATTGGTATTTTGTGGGCAAAAAAAAGATGATATACCAAATATCATAACTCCTGATGATTGGGGTCTTACAGAAGAAACTAAAAATAAAAAAAGACCAGGATTCGGAGAAAAATCATTTGAAAAAATTAAAAATAATATTAAGGGATTTATTGAAGGTGGGTATAGTAACAAATTATATGGAGAAGTTAATTTACATAAAAATTTAAAGAGAAACAGACTTCTTATGGATTTTGATAAAATACCAAATACTATTGAAGATAGAATTTTAAAATGCTATAATAATAGTTATAATCTTCCACCAATAGATAATGTATATCTTTGGTTTGAAAAATATAATATGAATGCATTTAAAGATAATATCCATAAAATAGAAAATAAATTACAGGTATTATACTAATGTCTGAACAAAAAACAACAATAGAAGTAGTAATTGGATTTGATGTTAATATAGAAGAAATAAAATATATTAAATCTGATTTTATGAAAGAAGAATATGGTTTTAAAGATCCTATTGGATATACAGCTAAATTAATTCAAATGAGTTTAGAAAAATGGGTAAGAGAAAAAATAGGTATTTTTTGCCCAAATTGTGATTCAGCAATGGAAGAAGGATGGATTTTTTGTCCTAATTGTGGATGGGGGTCAGATGAAAAATCAGAATAATATTCTTGATGATATTGAATCTGATATAAATGGAGATTGGATAAACATTCAAAAATCAATTCAAGCATCAATTAAAGAAGAAAAAGAAAAAGAAAAAGAAAAAGAAATTAAAGAAGAAATAAAAAACCCTAATAGAATATATTTTCCTAATTTTAAAGAATTCTATGAAGTAATAATTAGAATATATGAAAATATAAGTTATGGTTGTGATTTAAATTATTTACGGTCAATGCTTGGAGAAATATTAAGAAGATCAAGTGAAAAAATGCCAACATCATTTCATAAAATATGGGAAATGTTTTGTAATCCATCAGAATATAGATATACCACTGTAAAATGTAATAGATGTGGAGATGTATTTGATATTTTATTTAAAGAAGATTATCATAGAGTATTATATACAGGAGAAATAGGAACAGATAATTCTTATGCAACTATAAAAACAAAAATTATTTATTGTTATTCTTGTGGTGAACGAATTGCACATTTTAATGAATGTAGTGTTATGGGAATATACAAGCATTTTCATGTAGATAAAAGAAAATATGAAATAAACTACATGGAGGAAAGGAGTAATGGTTTTAAGTAAAAATTCGAATATTATTTTAAAAAGTAGATATGCTATGTATGAAAATGAAACATGGCAAGAATTATCAGAAAGAGTTGGTATAGGTGGAGCACAAATAGAACCAAATTTTAAAGAATGGACTGATATTTTTGCTTCAGATGTATACAATATGTTATTTCTTCCAGGTGGAAGAATTTTAAGAAATATAGGAAGACCAAGAGGATCATTATTTAATTGTTATGTTGAACCATTAGAAGATTCAATGGATCAAATTGGTGATTTTCAAAAAAATTGTGGAGTTCTTTGGTCGGAAGGTGGGGGAGTTGGATGCAATGCATCCTTTTTAAGACCAGAAAATGCACCTATTATTCAAAAAGGTGGAGAATCTTCAGGACCAATTTCATTTCTAAAATGGGCAAATGCAGGTGCTAATTGTATTAAAACTGGTGGAGCTAGACGTGCTGCTGCATTAGCTATGATGCTTGTAACCCATCCAGATATCATTAAATTCATAAATGCAAAATTAGTAGATGGAGAACTTAATTGCTTCAATATTTCAGTTGGAGTAATAGAAGATTTTCTTGAAGCTGTGGAAGCAGATAGTGATTGGAATTTAAAATGGGGAAATAAACAATGGATTACACTTAAAGCAAGAGAAATATGGGATTTAATTTTAACTAATATGGTTAAATGTGCAGAACCAGGATTAATTAATTGGGATAATCTTAGATCAAATAACAGCTATTATTTTGATCCTATCCTTTGTTTTACTGGTGATACTCTTATTTCAACTACCAAAGGGCTTATTCCTATCAAAGATTTGGTAGATAAGAAAGTAAAAACAATATCTGATTTAAGAGTTATTGGTTCTCAAGGAACATTTATTGAAGATGGAATTGGTTTTAAATCAGGTGTAAAAGAAATATTTGAAATTAAACTTCAAAATAATCAAAAAATAAAACTTACAGATAATCATAAAGTATGGACAAAAGATGGATGGAAAGAAGTAAAAAATTTAAAAGTCAAAGAAGATTATATGTATGTTCAAAATTCTATTTCTCAACATTTTGTCAATAATTTAGAAAATGAAAAAGAATTTGATAATGGTTATTTACTTGGTTTATTAGTTGGAGATGGATGGATTTGTAAAAATAATAATACAACACAATATGGTTTTTGTTTTAATGAAAATGAAGAAGATATGATGAATTTTGTTGAAACAAAAATTAATAATTTAATTCTTTCAGGTAGACATACAAATTGGCATAGAAGTTCTAATGGAAGTAAATCTTTTGAATTAACAACTTCATCTAAAGATGTGGTTGAGTATTTTAAAAGATGGGGTTATTATTGTGATGTAAATGAATATGGATATATGAGAGGAACAAGAAGAAGCAGTAAATTTATATCAGATGATGTTCTACAAGAATCTCCAAGTTTTAAACGTGGTTTTATTTCTGGTTTATATGATTCAGATGGTAGTATACAAAGAGTTGGTAATGGAAATACAGGAAAAGGTAAAAAAATAACTCTTGTAACATCAAAGAAAAATATAGCAGAAAGAATACAAATAATGTTAAATGAATTTGGTATTCCATCATCTATTGGATCAAGGATATCAAAATTAAATGAAAAACTTTTTACTGCATATACTGTTAATATTAGTAGAAAATTATCATGTATGGCTTTTAAAAAATTAATTGGTAGTAAACATTCAGAAAAAAGTAATATTTTAAATGATTATGAATTTGGAAGTATATGGAATGAAAAATATTATGGAATGTTTAAAGTTAAATCTATTAAGTCTTTAGGAGAACAAGAAGTATATGATGTTGAAACTAATGTTACACATTCTTTAATAGCTAATGGTATTGTTGTTCATAATAGTACCAACCCTTGTGGAGAAGTTCCATTAGGTGCTCATGGGGTTTGCTGTCTTGGTAGTTTAGTATTACCAAATTTTATTACAGGAAAAACTAATACTAATTGGCAATTAATGGAAAAAACAGTTCATAATGCTGTTAGATTTTTAGATAATATTATTCAAGTAAATAGATATGTTATTGAAGATGTAAAACGTAAAGCATTTGATGGCAGAAGAATTGGATTAGGTGTTATGGGCCTTGCTGAGTATTTATTTTCAAAGGGGGTTAAATATGGATCACAAGAAGCAATAAGAGTCACTAATACTTTAATGGAGAATATAAGAAATTTTGCTTATGAGTCTTCCATTAAACTTGCAGAAGAAAAAGAACCTTTCCCAAAATTTGATAGTAGAGAGTATTCAAAAGCACACTTCATTAAATCATTACCAGCAAAAACAAGAATGGATATTAAAAAATATGGAATTAGAAATGTTACATTGCTTGCCATAGCACCTACTGGAACTATATCATTACTACCAGAAGTAACAAGTAGCATTGAACCATTATTCTGTAAAGCATATCTAAGGCATGATGAGATAAGTGATAGAGCATATATTCATCCCATCTATAAAAAAATAATAGAAAATAATGAAAAAACACCAGATTGGTATGTTGATAGTTTTAATTTAAAACCTGAAGATCATTTTGAAACACAAGTAGCAGTTCAAAGATATGTTGATGGTGCTGTATCAAAAACTATTAATTGCCCAAAAGAATTTAAATCAGAACAATTAAGTAATTTACTACTTGAGTATATTAGAGATTTAAAAGGATGTACTGTTTATGTTGATGGTTCAAGAGAAGGACAGATATTAAATCCATTAACTAAAAAAGAAATAAAAAAATATATAAAGGAAGGTAATATAATACAAGATCAAGAAGAAAGAACTTGCAGTACAGGATCATGTGATATATAAAGGAATAAATATGAAAAAAATTGTATCTAATAAAGATTATACTTTATTTTTTGAAAAAAATAAAGATAAAATAGAATGTGTAGCTTTTGAAAATGGAAAACATATGTCAGGAGATGATATAGGAAATATATTAAACATATCAAGACAATCAATACACTTATCTTTAAAAAAATCAGTAAAAAAAATATATAATAAATTAAAAAGACAACATGGAAATAATATTTCTACAATTGAAATAATGTGTATAATGGCAGATATGTTTAATATATGTAGTGATTCAGATTATAGAAGTTTTTTTAAGTTATTTCCACCAGATATAAGGAGAAAATTTAGTGAAGAATATGAACGTAGAAATTAGGTTATGTACGTCTTGTTTTAATTGTAAAAAAAAGAATGGAGAAATATATTGTAAATTAGGAGTATGGAAAGAAAAAGATAATGGCAAAAGTATTTTATACACACCATTTGATTTTTCTTGTCCTTCTTATGAGGAAGCATAGTGGATTTAGAATTTATTCAACAATTTATGTTACAAAACTTTGAACAAACCAAAGTAACTAATAATGGAACTCATTTTTTAGCAAGATGTATTTTATGTGGAGATAGCGAAAAAAATCCCTACAAAAAAAGATTCAATATGGATTGGAATAATGGTGTTCCTGGGTGGCATTGTTGGAATTGTGGTAGACATGGAAATTTTATTGAAATTTATTCTATAGTAAAAGGTCTATCATATGATGATGCAAAAAAAGAAATATTTAAATATAATAAAAAATCAATAAAAAAACAAATGGGAACATATAAGAAAAGACCTGTTCCTATTAAAAAAGAAATAGAAGAAGATAATTTTAATTTTATAAAAGAGAAATGTTATACTTTAAAAGATGATAATAGATATGTAAATGCATTAAAAAAATTCTATAAATCAAGAAGAATTCCAAAATCTTATGAAATATATATATGCTATTCTGGAAAATATAGAAATAGGATTATAATTCCAATATTCAATGAAAATAAAAACATAATATATTTTCAAGCAAGAAGAATTCCAGGTACTAGTATTGAACCTAAATATGATAATCCTGTGGCTCCAAAAGAACTATGTATACTCAACAAATATAAATTCGATAAAAATAAAAACATTATAATACATGAAGGATTGATTGATGCTTTTATGGTAGAAGATCACCAAGGAACTTCATGTTTAGGAAAAGAAATATCAAATGATTTAATAAAAGAATTATTAAATTTTACAAATAAAAATGTGATAATAGCTTTGGATAATGATTCTGAAGCATATAAAGCTTTAGCTAAATTCATGAAGAAAAATGATTATGCTAAAAAAGTAAAATATTTTATCTATACCTCTGATTTTAGAGACAAAGAAGATATAAATAGTTATGTAGTAAGAAAAGAACAAGGGATTAATGTTTATGAGTTGATTACCCAAAATTCTGTAAGCTATTCAACAGCCTATACTAAACTATCTATATTAAAAATGTTAAGGGGGTAACAGATGAGAATAACAGCAATAGGAACAGATTATATTAAAGTAAATGAGGAAAACTACAGTTCTAATACATATCAAAAAATACATAGAGTACATTTAATTAAACTTGATTTTGCAATGCCAACTTATGAATTAGTAAATCAAGTATTACAATTATTTCCAAAAACAAATAGATTCGTTATTGAAGATAATATAAGAGAATATAATTCTATCTTGAGAAGGACTGAAAAGAAGTATTATGTTATGAATAAAAAAGATGCTAATATAATTAGTTTCTTTAGAAAAAATAATAAAATTCTCTTTAATTTATTGAATCTTAGTAAAGAAGAAAGAAATTTTTTTCTAATGGAAGGTATATTTGAAGATCTACTTAGAAATACTGAAGTTATTGCAGTAAATAAAAAAATATATGATGAAAAAATGGAAATTCTAGATAAATGGAAGGGAAATGTAATCATTATTGGTAATAATGAACAGGTATAAATGAAGATATTAGCGATTGGGCCATATATAGGATCATTTAAAGAAGAAATATTAACATTTAGACCATATGCAAGATGGTTATCTAAAGCTGTTGAATGGGATAAGATTTATTTAAGTACACATATTAACAGACTTTTTTTATATGATTTTATACCTAAAGAAAATATAATACCAGTATATCAACAATTTTCAAGAGATGAAAAAAATCAAAAAGGATATATTCATAAAAAAATTAATAAAAAAGATTTCGGAATTATTTTAAAAGCATTTAAAGAAGAAATATTAAAAAGAGAAAATTGTAATAGAAAAGATATTGAAATACATCATCTTTCTTATTCCAAAACATCTATTCCATATAGCATTTATAATAAAATATTTGAAGAAATAAATATTATTGATGAAAATTTAGAAGAATATAGAAATAAGATTATATTTATACCTGCTAAACAAGAAAAATTAGAAAAACTTGCTTATATTTATAATTGGTTAAAATCGTTTTGTGATATAGTTGTAGTTGGAAATACTGATACATGGTTTTCAAAGGATAATATAATATTAAATAAAATTGATTATTATGAATCAGGATTTAAATATATCATCAATTATATATCAAATGCAAAAGCAATAATAACTCCATTATCTTATTGGACAAGTATTAGTAATCTTCAACAAAAAAATGTTTTTAGTTGGGGGGAAAATCCAGGTCAATATAGAGAAGATGGTATATATAATTTTGGAAATAAAAATTGCTATGTAATACCTTCAAATAAAGATACAAGTCCTGATATTATTATAAATGGGATAAAAAGGTTTATTAATGAAAGTTAAATATGTTTATATAGAATTAACTAATAAAAAAGGATAGTATAATGAAATTTAGAGAATATGTGGGTGAAAAAAAGATTATTCAAACAAGTATTGGTCCTACAGAAGAAAATTTCATGAAAAAAGTATTAAGAGAAAATTCTGATGGATCAAAAAGAAACGAAAAAGAATTTTATTTTGAATTTGAAATAAATAAAAAAATATTTAAAAGAACATTTGATTATATAAAAAGTTGGTTAATTAGATATGATGTTAATTTTATTCCATATCATCCATATTTGACATTATATACTTTAAAAAACATATCTTCTTCTAAAAAATTACTTGAAAATAATATTAACAAAACTAAAGATAATATGATATATAAACCTTTAGGAACTATAACTATAAAGCCAGAAGAAGATTATGATTTTATTATTTTAGATTATATCATAAATAAAGAATATCAAAATATTTTTGAAAATATATTTATTTCTTTAGATATTGATATTGTTTTAGAACATTGTTATGTAAAGCTTTTTAAAATAAAAAATAAATTTAATAATAGAATATTTGAAGATATGATGTATAGTTGTCCTAAAATGCCTGATTTAGAATTAAATGATATTAGATTAAGGAGTAAAATAAATGCCAATTTATGAATTTAAATGTAAAAATTGTGGTAATGTAGAATCAAGAAGATATCCGATAAATAGTAATATAAAGAAAATAACTTGTTGGAAATGTAAAGGAAATGCTATAAAAATTATATCATCAAGTAATTTTATAATGAATGGGTATTCAGAAAAAAATGGATATTCTAAGGGGGAGTAATGCCAATTTATGACTTTTCATGCCCATGTGGTAATGAATTTGATAGTTTGGAAAAACATAATGTAAAAAAAGTAAAATGCCCCAAATGTGGGCAAGATGCTAAAAGAGTATTTCCAAAAAAAGGAACAAGATTTGATCTAAAATATGATCCTAAATCAGATATATGTGATTGGTCGGGAAATACTAGTCAGTATTATAGACTTTATAATGAAGCAAAATCAAGGGGAGAAAATGTAAGACTACCAGAAAAAGGAGAATAGATATGTTAACAAATAATAAAACAATTTTAGCAAGAATGGAATCTTTAGAAAAACAATTACAAGAAATAAAATCTGAAATAGAAGATAGAATAGAAAATAAAAAAATAGATAATGATGGGTATGTTATATTCAAATCAAGTAATGGAAATTTAATGTTAGTTGATGGGGATTTTTTAAATCAATTTAATGATAAATGGAATGCTAAAACAAAAAAAGAGATGATGTAAGGGGGATGATATGATATTTGTTATTGGTTGTGATGGTTATATTGGTAATGCTTTAACTCAAAGATTATTGAGTGAAGGATATGATGTTTTTGGTTTTGATAATTTTTGGAGAAGAAAATGGATTAAAGAAGATATGGTGTCAATATCTGCAATTCCTATTCTTGATATGAATGAAAAAATAAAAAGATTTAGAGATTTTTATAGGACTGATGTTCCATTTTATTTTGAAGATGTTGATGTTGCTGGTCAAGATACATATTTTGATCAATGTGTTAGAGATTATAAACCAGAAGCAATTTTTAATCTTGCTCATAATCCTTCAGGTCCATATAGTATGATATCAAAGGAAAAAGCACAAAAAGTATTGAATAATAATATTATAGGAACTAATAATATTTTGTGGTCAATTAAAAAACATTGTCCTGATTGTCATTATATTACTATTGGTACTGCTGGTGAATATGATCATTATGGAAATGTTGATATTGAAGAAGGATTTTTTTCTTTTGAACATAAAGGAAGGAAAAGTAATAGAGTTATATTTCCAAGAAAGCCAGGAAGTATATATCATACAAGTAAAGTAGCATCAACATATTTGATTGATTATCTTACTAGAGCATGGAAACTTAAATGTACTGATATAATGCAAGGTGTTGTTTTTGGTTCATATACAACAGAAATTAATAAATATAATATTTTTTCTAGATTTGATTTTGATGAAGCTGGTGGAACAGTCTTAAATAGATTTATCGTACAGGCTATATTAGGTATTCCTTTGACAGTTTATGGTGAAGGAAAGCATCAGAGAAGCTTTTTAAGCCTAAATGATTGCATACAAGCATTAATGATTGCTCTTAATAATCCTGCTAAATCTGGTGAAGTTCAAACATGGAATCAATTAAGTGAATGGCATTCAATGAATGATATAGCTACAATGGTAATTAATGTAAGCAAGGAAATAGGAATTGATGCAACTGCTCAATGGATTGAAGGACCAAGAACAGAATTTACAGGGGATCATTATTATAATTTTATCACTAAAAATCTTACAAGCAAAGGATATGTACCTACAAGAACAATAAAAGAGGAAATTAAATATTGTCTTGATGTAATTAAACCATTTAAAAATAAACTTGACATGTATAGTGATGTTGTGATACCTAGTATCATTTTTAAAGATGTATGTTAGTGCCGATGTAACTCAATTGGCAGAGTAGCTCTTTTGTAAGGAGAATGTTGAGGGTTCAAGTCCTTTCATCGGCCCCAAATGGTAAATATGGTGGATGTATCTTAAATGGTAAAGAGCAAGATTGTGGCTCTTGTATGATTGGAGTTCGATTCTCCACATCCACCCCAAAATTTATCTTGACAATAGTTTATTTAAAAAATATACTATGGAAATGAAAATGAAAATAAAAGAAAAAATGAAGCAAATAGAAGAAGCAGTAACAGCTTGGAGATTTGATGAACTATCTGATTTTGCTGCTTTAACAGCTATTGGATTGATTGTTACTGAACAAAAGGATATAACTCCTGAAATGGAAAAATGGGCAATGGAATCTTTAGCAAGAATACATGAAAAAAAAGAGAAGGAGAAAAAAATGAGTAATTATATTTTTGATATTTTCTAATTTAACTTTAATTTAGGAGATAAAAAAATGAAATATGGTGAAAAATTACCTGCATGTAGAAGATGGGCAAAACCAGGAATAGGATATCCTAAACATACTTACAGATTTAGAATTGATCCTGTACCTTTTGTTGTAAGTGCTAATAGTAAATACAGAAGATATTTCTATTGTTGGTGTAAAAAACCAAAATCTACTCAAGAAAGAAAACTTTCCTTTGCATATGAAGGATATGTAAGAGGGAAAAGAAAATCACCAAATCTTCCTAATGCATATGATGATTATGGAAGATCTGATGTTAGAACAAGAAAATCTTGGAAAAATAGAAAAATAGAAAAACAATGGATGAAAAATGCGGGTGTACGTCAATGGTAGACTGACAGACTTCCAATCTGTTAATGAGAGTTCAAATCTCTCCATTCGCTCCAAAGGAAAACATATGAACAGAAATAGATTATTATATAATGCTTCTATAGCACTAGTTGAATGTGCAAAATTTGTTAAACATATTGATTCTGATTTTGCTAAATTACTGTTAGATAAAGCACAAGAATATAAAAATCAAATTATTGCTATAGATAAAAAGGTGGAAGATGAAATTAACAGATTTGAGAAAAGAATCGAAAAAAGATTGTGAAATACAGAAAGGAATATATGGATTAGAAATAACTACTACTCAAAAATGTAATTTTAGGTGTACTTATTGCCTAACAGATGATTCTAAAATTTTTATGTCTGATTTTTCTATTAAAGAAATAAAAGATATAAAAATTGGTGATGAAGTACTTGGTTTTGATGAATATAAAGAAAAATATAAACATCGTAAAATAAAACCTGCCAAAGTTTTAAATTTATTTGAAAGAGAAGATGAAGTAATAAGAATAACTCTTGAAAATAATAAATTTCTTAATATAACAAAAAATCATCGAATATATAATAATAGAAGTAATCATAATTATGGAATGAAAGAAGCTGGTGATTATAAAATTAACCAAAAAGTAATGGGTATATGGTATGATGAAAATAAACCATGTCCTATAAACTATGATTATAAAATTGGATATTTATTAGGTATTATATTAGGAGATGGAACTTTAAAAAATTATAAAGAAAATCATCATGGGCCAGAATATGATATATTTCTTTTTAGATTAGCTTTAAAAGATAAAGAACCTATAGAAAGAACTAAAAAATATTTAGATGATATTAAGATTAATTATGTATTAAGAGATTTTGAAATATCAAAAAAACATAATATAATATCCGAAGCAATATTTTCTGGAAAAAGAGATACATATGAAAAATTAAATTTTTTAATAAATAATAATTTTAGAAAAAATAAAACATATGAATACTTATGTGGATTTTTATCAGGTATATTTGATGCTGAAGGTTCTCATCAAAAAGGTTTTATAAGAATTTATAATACAGATGAAAATATTATTAATGAAATAAAAGATGGATTAAATAAATTATCCATAGAATTTAAAGAAGAAAATAATATTTGTAAATCAATTAGATTTTGCAAATATTTTGATAGAATAAAATTTATACAGATAACACAACCATCTATTAAAAGAAAAGGATTTGAAGTTATATATGATAATAAACTTTTAAATAGTGAAAAGATAAAAAAAATAGAAAATTTAGGAATTAAAAAAGTTTATAATATAGAAACAGAAAGTGGAACATATATAGCTAATGGATTTGCTGTTCATAATTGTTTTGAGAAAAATCATATTCTTAAAGAAAATCTTTTAGATATAAAAATTCTTACTAAAAGAATAAAAGAATTATTAGCATCTGAATGGTTTAAATCACAATATTCTGGTATAAAACTTATATTATGGGGGGGAGAACCTACTCTCAATATGCCATTATGTAAAGCTTTAATGGAAACATTCAGAAAAGATATAAGAATAGCTTTCTTTATATATACTAATGGTTCAACTACAAATGAAATGATGCCTACCTATAGAAGATTAAAAGAACAGCCTTTTATTGATTCTAATATAAAAAAACTAACTGTTCAAGTATCTTATGATGGAAATCCAATTCACGATAAACTTAGAAAAGATAAAAAAGGTAAATCTACTTCTGATATTGTAAAAAATGCTATAAATGAATTACATCGTTATGGTATTGAATATGGATTAAAATCTACTTTAACTTGGAAAAATTATAATTTTATAATTCAATCATGGGAAGATTTTGAAAAATTACATAGTATATATGGTCCTAAAATAAAATATTCTTTAACTATGGACTATTATGATGTAGAATTTGAAAAAAATAAAGAAATAATAGAAGAATATTTAATTGGAATAGCTACAAAAGAAATAGAATTTTATAGAAAACATAAATATTTTTTGTCAAATATATTTAGAAGTAATAAAGCTTTTTGTGCTACTGGAAAAAGTATGGCATGTATAGATACTAATGGAGAAGTATATAATTGTCATGGTGCAATTTATTCAAGATGTTCTAATGATCTTAAATACACAAATATTTTTGATAAAAATTTTATAAATAGTATACAGAAAGCAAATAGTCTTTATGAAAATAATCATATTGAACCTGAAGAATGCCAACAATGTATAGCTGGTTCATGTTTGAGATGTAATGTAAGAAAATATGAAGAAAGTAAAAAAAAGACTCATTTAGATAGATGGTATGATTATCCTGTTCAAAAAGAATTATGTGAATATTATCAAATGGTAGGTAAGGTAGGTGCTGCTATTGAGTCTATATTAATAAGGAAATAATATTATGGCAATTACAATTATTGATACAACTACAGGATATTCTAAAAATTTTTTTGGTGATGTAAGTCAAAGTACTAGTATAGAGATAGATAAACCAACAGGACAAAATAATGATCTTTTTGTAGCTGTAGTTGGTAGTATTGATAGAAATACAATAAATCCACCTTCAGGATGGGATCTTGTTCTAAGAAAATCAGATGGAGATGAAGCAGATAGACAACTTTTACTTTATACTAAAGAAATAGTTAATTATTCTACAGAACCATCTAGTTATACATGGACTCAAACTAATAGTGAATATTGGTGTGGTTTTATTACTTGTTTAAGAGGGGTTGATCTTGATGATATAATAGATGCAATAGCAGGTGCTTCAGATGATAGAGCAGAAAATGATAGTATTGATACTCCTTCAATAGATATAAATAATTCAGGGTCACTTGTATTTAGTATACCAATGTTAGTTGCTAATGATGGTCTTAATGTTTTTAATCCCACATATCTAAATCCACCAGTGGGAGTTACTAGTTTTTTTGATATTGGTAAAACAGGAAGAATGTGGTTAGCATCAGGATATTATTATCCATCTACAGGTCCAACAGGAACAAAATCTTGGCCTCATGATGAAAATGATGATGTATGTGATATATCAATGCAAGTAGCTTTTAATTGTGAATCAGGATCAAGCTCAAGTGGTGATTCTTGTACAAATGATTGTGGAAGTAATCAAATTTGTACTGGAAATGCTCCTGTATGTTCAAATGAATATACTTTTACTTCTATTGTAGCTCTTGATTATATAAGAGCAAGTCATTTAGAAGAACTTCAAATTGCAATTGATGATGAAAGAGTTAATGGTATTAGAAGATTTAATTCAGGTGAACCTGATTATTGTGATACTCATACACCAGGAGATATTGCATGTTCTAATAATGATTTTTCTGGATATTTATGGACAAGTGGAGTTGTATCAGGTGGTACTATATTAAGAAATCATTTTAATGATATAAAAGAAGCTAATAATGAAGTAGTAAATGATAGTGGATTTGGATCATTAGTAACAACTAGTTTTTTAGCTCAATCTGGTAGTCCATCTGGTAGTATAATTTATGCTACTGATATAACAGATTTACAAACAAAAATTAATGCAACAAGAATTGCATGTATATGTGACAGTCATTGCAATTGTGACCCATCTGATTGTGGTTGTAATGGTGAATGTCCTTCACATAGTTAGTTACTATTAATCTTAATTAAAAAAAAATGTAAAGGAGAATATGTTATATTCCTATGATTACTGATTTTCCTGTTCAAGAAATTAAATCAAAACAGGAAATATGTTTAGGTTTTTATGTAAGGAAATAGTTGTCTCTTGATTCTTTTGATTGTTTTATAGACATACTTGACAACTTAACTTACAATGTTTTGCATTATAACCATATAAATGATAATATGCAATTTTTTAGTGATATAACCTATTTTTATCCTACCTCAAAATATTTTATAGATCCATTTTCCCATTCAATAGTAGAAATAATACAATATAGTAAAAAATATTTTCTAAAATAGAAAGGAATTTTAAAGATGATATACACAATAACTACAATTAAAAGAATATCTCCATTTAATCATAATAAATTCAATAAAGGAATTAAAGAATGGAGTTTAGGAAAAAGATGTATTGGATATTTTATTGATTTAGAAAATGCAAAAGAAGCAGTTGAGGATAATTATGGAGATATGTATGAAGAAGGACATTATCCATATTGTATTATAGAAGGACATAAAGAAGGAATATATGGATTTACTAGTGAAATATATTGGTATAAATGGAACAGTGGATACAAACAAATTGATAAACCAAAAGGATTAGAAAATATTTGTGGATATGGAATGGGATGATTATGAAAGATCTGATGTTAGAACAAAAAAATCTTGGAATAATAGATCATATATACAATGAATATTTTTAAAATAAAATTCTTTTTTGAACATTGGAAAGTTTATAGAGCAAAAATACCATCTTGATCCCATTCTAAGGCCATATATCAAAGGATTATGGTTTCATGTATGTCCTACTACTCCTAATAAATTTAAATTGGCTAAAGATTACCACGACAATGAATTATTTATAAATAGAAGAATAGTACATGATAATATAAATGAGATAATAGATTTTATTAAAATGAATCCAAATGTTGAAATTAATTATTAAGACAAAAAGAATTTTTAGATAAAAAAATCTAAATATAAACAGAACACTAAATATATTTAGGAGATTATTTAAATGAAGTTAAAAAAATATTTAATTGAAAAGGGTACAGGATTAGGAGCAGATGGTTTATCTAAAGCAAAATTAAAGACTTTAATATACAAATCTACTAAAAAATGTACTTATAATAAATTATATAAGGATAGTTATTGGCAAGGTCCACAATGTATATGGAATACTTTTGATGAACTTAATCTTAATTGGCATATTGATAGTTCTGATTACAAAAAATATAATAAAGAAGTAGTAATGCCTGATGCAAAAGAATGGAGATTTACTATAATGTGGGATGATAATAAGGGAAAATTTAAAAAACAAAAGGGTATTGTTACTGCTTCTGGTGCTGGTACAGTAGATGATCCTTTAAAAAAATATGATCTTAATTTAATTTTGTTTTAAGGAGTGAAAAATAATGGGCAAATTTTTAGGAATGAAATGGGGTAAAAATCCAAAACCTATATTAAAAGAAGAAATAAAATCTTTTAAAGGAATGGGTGAATATAATAGAAGTATAAAAAAAATTATAAATCAAAAAGGGGAAGGATGGGAAACTTTAGCTGAAATTCCAGGTTACACTAATATTCAAGTTCAAGGATTTAATTTATTTTATAATACTTATATAAATAGAGTATTTGAAAATGAAGTCCAAAGAATGAATGAATATAGAGTAATGGCTACTACTCCTGAAATATCAGATGTAATTGAAGATGCTGTAAATGAATCAACTCAAGAAGATGATATTGGTGATGTATTTCATTTAGATATATTAGATAAAAATCTACAAAGTAATGAAAATATAGTAAAAAATTTAAAGAAAGAATTCAATGAACTTTTCAGAGAAAAACTTGATATGAAAACTAAAGTTTGGGATTTACTTTGGACTTTTTATGTTGATGGTAGAATATATTATGAAAGAGTAATTGATAAAACTAAACCAAAAAAAGGTATAATTAATATAAAAAGACTCCCATCAGATACAATGGATTTCTTTTATGATCCAATTTCAGGGCAAATAATTTCATATATTCAATATTTAAAACCCAAAACAAAAAAACCAGCATCAATTGAAGAAGCAAGAGAAAGAGATAAAAAAGATTTGATATTATTTGATCCTAATCAAATAGGATTTATTGATAATGGTATCTATGGAAGAACAAGATATGAAATTATAGGATATTTAGAAAAAGCAAAAGTACCATTTAATCAATTAAAATTATTGGAAACATCAGTTATTATTATGAGAGTTGTTCGTGCTCCTGAAAGATATGTATTTAGAATTGATACAGGTAATATGCCAAGAGAAAAGGCATTAAAATATGTGGAAATGATAAAAAACAAAATGACTAAGAAACAGTCATATGATCCAACAACAGGTAATTTAACTCATGAACCTGATGTTATGGGCATTCTAGAAAACTTTTATTTACCACAATCTGCTGAAGGTAGAGGGTCAAGTATTGATACTATTGGGGGTAATACCAATATGTTCAGTGAACTTGATGATGTTTATTATTTTCAGAAAAAACTTTATAGAGCATTAAAATATCCAGGTTCAAGAGTTACTGCTTCTCAAGAAGGGAGAGATGCAGAATCATTATTTGGTGGTCAACAAACTTCAGAAATTTCAAGAGATGAAATTAAATGGGCAAAATTTTTAGAGAGACAACAGAAAAAACTTTGTAAAGATTTTACTGATATGTTCCTTTTACATTTAGAGTTTAAAGGAATGAAAAAAGAATATGATCTTACAACTAAAAAAATATTAATAACTATGAATCCACCATCTAAATACAAAGAACAGATGGAACAAATGTTCAATGATTCAAGATTTTCTAATTATCAACAACTTGCTGATAGACCTGAAATGTCTAAATATTATTTAATGAAAAGATATTTAAAATGGGATGATGAAGAAATTCAAGCCAATGTTGATGGTAAACAAAAAGATGTTAAATTAGGACTTGCTGAAGAAGAAGGTGGTGGTGGTGGATCAAGTTGGTAAATAAATATAAATATAAATATAAATATATTGAGAGGTAAATATGAATTTAAATAAAATAGATAAATACTTAAATGAAGGAAAGAAAAAACCTATTAAAATTTATCAAAATAAAGAGTATGGCATAGAATCACATGTTGTGGCTGTTTGGGGAAAAGAAAATATGGATGGATATGGTGTTAGATTAAAAGATATTGATGCTAATAAATTTCTTGAAATAACAAAAATATTCCCTAACGAAAGAGATGCACATGATTATGCTAAACTTTTAGTAAAAAAATATTAAAAAAAAGGAGAATGTGAAAATGAATAAAAAAGCGATTAGAAAAGCATTAGATAGTTTTGAAAATGATCAATATGTAGATGCAAAAGAAATTATTTCTCAAGAAATTGCTGGAAAAAGAGATGTTTTTTTGAAAAACAAATTAGGATTATCACAAGATATTAATCCTGCTCCTGATGCTAATGTAGATCTGGATGATAAAACAGGAGATGATGAATAAAGGAGATATAACATGAAACTGATAACAGAAATGTCATATGATTTTGAGTTGCATGAGGATAAAAAAACTAAAGATATGTATGCAGTTGGTATTTTTTCTTCAGCGGAACTTAAAAATAATAACAAAAGAGTATATAAAAAAGATTTACTAGAAAGAGAAGTATCAAAAGTTCAGCAAAAAGTTGAAAAGAAATGTTTATGGGGAGAATTAGGCCATCCACCTAATCCTGAAGTAAATCCTGATAAAATTGCTCTTAGAACTACTCAATTAGAATGGAGAGGAAATGATCTTTATGGTAAAGCTAAGATTCTTGATACTCCAATGGGCCAAATTGCTAAAACTCTTGTTAGAGAAGGACAAATGGGTATTAGTTCAAGAGGATTAGGTACTGTTAATGATGATGGTTATGTAAATGAAGACTTTCATTTGATTACATGGGATTTGGTTACTGATCCTTCTAATAATCCTTCATGGGTAAATGGTATTTATGAAGGAACTAGTTTTGTTTTACCAGGAATGAAGGATGAAAATATAAAAGAAGAACAAATAAAAAAAGCACAAGAAGTATATTTTAATTATTTGATGGAAACTATTGATGTAATGTTTGAAGGTGTTGATGTTGCTAATAAACATCAAAAGAAAATTTGTATGGATACAGTAAAAAATCCAGCAAAAGGAATGTTGGGTGGGCCAAGTGCAAAAGAAGCAGAGAAAATACTAAGAACAAAATTTAAATTTACTGATGCTCAAATAAAGAAATTAAAGGGATAAAATAATGACATTATATGAAAAAACAATCAAAAGATCTTCAAATCTTGATAAAAATGATAAAATTCAAGAAGCTTATAATCAAATTCTTGTAAATGAAGGGTCAGAAAAAACAAAAGAAATTAGAGAAGTTCTTAAAAAGAAACTTAAACTTACAAATAGAGATGTAGGGGTAAGATATGATGGATCTATTAGAGTCACTTTAAAAACCATCAAAGCATTACCATATATAAATAAAATAAAAGAAGTAGCTGAAAAACATGAATGGTATCAAAGAGATCAAGCAACAGGAGATATTTTAAGGGGTGGAAATACTTTTGTTTTTGTTGAATTAGATTGGAAATTCAGAGATAAACTTGTTAAGAAAATAGAATCTGAAATATCTAAAAAAGTTACTGATGAATTCATGTATGGTGAAGGTGGTGGAAATTCAATAACTGTCTATGGTAGTTATGATGTTGTAAAATGGAGAAATAGACCATCAGATGAATTTGGTGTAATACATAAAAAACAAGCTAGTGCAGGACCAATACAAAGATCAATAATAGAAGCAGCAGCTAGAGTTCTTAATTTAATGCTTAAATTTGAAGATGCTAAAAATTTGAAAAAACTTGTATAAAATAGGAGAATAAAATGACATTATATGAAAAAAGTTTTAAAAGATAATAAAGATAAAATGGATAAGACACATTACGAATTAAATAAAAATAAAATATAAGAGGTAAATATTATGAAATTATATCCAAAAAGATTAAATAGAGATTTTAATGCCACAGATGAAAATAGTAGAATTCTTAGTGCATATGATAAAGTTATTAGAGAACAATATATGTTATCTGAAGATGCTACTGAAGATGCTAAAAAAACACTAGATGCTATTATAGGTGCTTTAAAGGGCCAGGAGAAAAATGATATTTATAAACAAGCAATAGGTACAAGAAAATCATATGAAAAGAATAAAGGTTTTTCTAAAGCTCAAGCTGAATGGATTTATAATACTTCTAAAGCAATATTTAAAAAATAGGAGAAATTATGAAATTAAGAAAATATATCAAAGAAGCAAATGAAACTGAATTTGATAGATCAATGCAGACATTAGCTAATATAGTTGGTAAAGGTGGGAAATATGCTCATAAAGCATTTTCTGATTATCTTTCTAAAACATTTGGATTTAAACCAAAAAAAGAAGATGTAAATGTTAGACAAATTTTAGATGATTTAGAAGATTGGAATTATCATACAGAAAATGCTGTATTTGATGCTATTGTAAATGGAAGAAAAAAAGAAGCAGATGTATTAGTTGATATAGCTAAAGCACATAAGAAAATTGGTCATATGCCACCTGATTTAAGTACATTACGTTATTTTATAAGTATAGGAACTAAAAAATTTTTAGGTTATTGGGAAGAAGTTGGCAAAGATATGTATGGAGATATGAAATTAAAACCTGAGACTATAAAAATTGCTAAAAAATTATCTAAAAAAGATGCTGATACATTTTTAGGATTATTTGGAGAATAATAATGGATGAAATAAATGAAAAAATTCTAGAAGCATATGAAAATTCTATTCTTGAAAGAAAGAAAAAATTTGATCTTGGTTCTGGGCATATGGGTAATGGTATATCTGTATGGAATCGTGCCAAAGAAGTTCATGGTGATTATGAAAAAATAGCTCATATTGATCAAAATCGTAAAATAAAATATTATATAAAAAACCCACCTAAAGAAGTTATACAATATGTTGAGAAAATTGCTAAAGGAAAAAACCCAAATATATCTGCTACTCAATCACAAAAAGTATTTAAAGAATCAAAAGATCTTGATGAAGGTAGTGTAGAAGATTTTATAGATGATTCTGCTATAGCTGATATTGTATTTAAAGATTTGAGAATTGCTGTACATGATTTTGTAATGAAAATACAAATACCTCAAATGAAAAAAGATATAGAAAAAATAAAAAAGAAACATAAATTAGGTTCTGAGGCTAATATGTTTGTAAAAAATTATGGTACTGCTCAATTGAATGATATATACAGAGAACTTTTAGGTCAAGAATTAATTTCAAGAGGAAATTTGAAGAAAGTATTTATGACAAGAACTTAAAATATAAAAATATAATATAAAAAAATAGAGCCTAAAAGTGTGTGTATATCACACTTTTGGGCTTTTTTTATACATTTCAACTATTTATTATAAATATATGTATAGAAAATAGTATAGGAGGATAAGCTTATGGATAAACTTCTTGAAATGCTTGGTGTTCAAAAATTAGAAGAAAAGGAACAAAATTCAATCAAAGAAAAATTGGAAACTCTAATTGAATTGAAAGCCAAAGAAGCAGTAGATGAATTACTACAAACAGAGAAGGATAAGCTCATTGAACAATATGAGGAAAAGTTTGATGCCTACAAAGAAGATATAACCTCAAAATTTTCAAATTTTGTGGATGAGATTCTTGATGAGCAAATGCAAATTCCTGAAAAAGTTCTTGAGTATGCAAGAAAGGGTGAACTTTACTCTGATCTGATTGAGCAATTCAAAGTTAGACTTGGTGTTGATGAAGGATTATTGGATGAAGAAGTAAAAGCTTTATTGAAAGAAGCTAAAACTGAAATTCAAAATCTAAGATCAAAATTGGATGAATCAATTTCTGATAAACTTGAGGTCACTGGTGATGCTCAAGATTTAGCTGCTGAACTTTATTTGTATAAGAAATGTGATGGATTGACTACTGAACAATCTACTCATGTTATGCAAATGTTGGAAGGTGTTAAAGACAGAAATGAAATCGACAAAAAATTTGACTTCATTGTTGAGGCTTATAAAGAAAATGATGATGAAGACGAAGACGAAGACGATGATGATGATGAAGACAATGATAAAAAGAAAAAGAAAAAGAAAGATGATAAAAAAGATGAATCTGAAAAACATGGTAAAGGAAAAGTATTAAATGAAGAAGATGAAGATCTTGATGAAGATACTGGTCCTTTTGATGCTTATTTAAACAGATATCTTACAGTTTTGAAAGAAAATAAAATGTAATTTAAAACTGTTTTGAAGTACAAAAAAAACAGGAGGGAAGACTTATGAATATTAGAGACTTAGTTAAAAAGTGGGATGCTGTTCTCAAAGAAGGTAGAGAGATCGAATCTGACAGAGTTAGAAAGTCTACTGCAATAATGCTTGAAAACCAACATAATTTCTTAATGGAAACTACAGGTTGGGGTCAAGGAGCAGATTCTCTTGGAGCAGGTGATGGTAGAGGTATTGATGGTGCTACTTATCCAACTTCAGGTATGTTTCATAAAATTGCAGTACCTATGGTCAGAAGAACTTTCCCTGAATTGGTAGCACATCAGTTAGTTGGTGTTCAACCATTGACAGGGCCAGTTGGACTTGCTTTTGCCTTGAGATTTAGAGCAGGAACATCTGCTGGAACTTATACTGCTAATAGTACTGAATTGGGATACAATAACATTGATTCAAGTTATTCAGGATCTTATATTACATCTGCTGGTGAAGCTTTAGGCTCAAAATCAGGTAGTGGTGTAGGTAATGATATCGGACTTGGAATTGGTGCTGGTACTCATATCAGAGAAGTCAACCTGACAGTTGAAAAAACTCAAGTAGAAGCTAAAACTAGAAAATTGAGAAGTAGATGGTCATTAGAAATTGCTCAAGATTTGAAAGCTATGCATGGTTTGAATCTAGAGGAAGAAATGATGGACATTCTTGCGTATGAAATTACCCAAGAAATTGACCGTGAACTTATTGCAGCTATTGATGCTACCGTAAGGGGTGTTAGTGGTTATGATACTACATGGGATTTCTTGGCAAGTGCTCAAGGTGTTAAGGGTAGATGGGAAATGGAAAGATATAGAGAACTATATCACCATATCATCAGAAGAACCCAAGACATTGCTATCAATACTAGACGTGGTTCAGGTAATTGGATTGTTGGTAATCCAAGAGCTGTTGCTATTCTAGAAACTCTAGCGGCTTTTGCTATTGCTCCTGTTCCTGGTGATGTAACCACTCAACCTACTGGTGTCAGTAGAATTGGTTCACTTGATGGTAGACTTGTTGTTTATAGAGATACCTTTGAGAGTAGAGATCAATTAATTGTTGGTTATAAGGGACCATCAGAATATGATACGGGTGTTATTTACTTGCCTTACATTCAGTTGTTAGCAAGTAGAGCAGTATTTGAAAATTCATTCCATCCAACAGTGGGATTAATGAGTAGATATGCAATTCACAACCACTTATTCGGTGCGAGAGAGTATTATCAACTAGTTCAGTTGTCTAATCTGCCACAGTAATTAGTAAATAGTTAAAAAATAAAGGGAAGTGTTTAGGCACTTCCCTTTTTTTATAGCTTCATTGCTTATTCTTTAATCATCAATACATTCCAATAATTTTGTTTCTGTTTCTATTTTTAACTTGCTTTTTTCAAGAGATTTTAAAGCATGATTTATATTATAATAAAGACTATCATGTATACACCAAAAAATATATTTGGTTAACTTTCTATATCTTTCCAAATTACCTATTGAATATTCTATACCTTCATAATGTAAAGTACTATCTATATTTTTCATTAGTTCAAAAAATACTTTTATATATCTGTTTTCATCAACAGATAAAGATGTATTTCCCATTTTCTCTTGAATCAATTTTAATGCCTCAATTCCCTTTCCCATTATTATTTTCCTTTTTTTATTTATTTTTTATTCCTCAATTTAGGATTATTAGAAATAAATCCTTCTATTTTTTCTTCTGCTGGATCAATAAGATATGCCATAGAATACATTTCTTGTAAAGTCAATACATTTTTTGGAGAATGTAAATTACATTCAGTAATTCTATTTTGTCCACTTAATTTAAATTCAAATATGCTACAATAAGCATATACATTACTAAATTCAGTCTTACAATAATATAGATTTTTACAATTATAGCACATTCCTATCAAATCTTTAAGTACACTATTACTTTCATTTCCATAAGATTCATATGAATCCATACCTAAAGAAGTAGAAATACTTTCTAATTGTTCTTCTATTATATTTCTTTCATTTTTATCTAAATCAATAACTTTTTTGCTCATATATTATCCTTCCACCATCATTTCTTCATGGTCTGGTTCTTCATATTCTGTTCCTTCCCATAATTTACCACATGGCATATAAATTAACATTGATTTTTCAAATTTCTTTCTTGCTTTCATTCTCCATTCTTTTTTAGGAGACACTAAAGCTATAATAACAATAAATCCTTGTCTTTCAGCAATAGCAGCAAAATCAGCTATAGCCATAATATGCTTTTCTCTATCTTCATCTTCATAACTTTGATTTCCTATTTGTTCTCTAACAGTATCTCCATCTAGAAGCAAGACTTTTTTTCCAAATTCTTCAAATAATCTTTTTAATCTTTTAGAATATACTGTTTTACCTGAACTTGATCTGCCTGTTATCCAAATTACCATAATATTAATCCTCTAAAAAATCATATTGTCTAACTTTTATATTACTTTCTTTTAATAAATATGCTGCCGATTGATCATAAAAAGAATCCTTTTTAACACAAATAATTTCATCAATACCAGAATTGATAATTTCAATTAAACAAGGGGTGCATGGAATTCCACAAGTCATATAAATTTTTGTTCCTTTGAGTTGATGTAATCCATGTCTTGCTGCATTTACAATTGCATTACGTTCAGCATGACCAGCTACACACCATTCTAATCCTTGCCCTGATTTAAATCCCATTTCAGGGATATATCTTGGACAAATACCTTTTAATTTTTTTTCATATAATAAATACAATTCATTAACTTCTTGGTTAAATCCTGCTTTTTTTCTCATATCAAAATCTACTAACCATCTTTTATCACAAGTTCGAACACCTCTAGGTGGTCCGTTGTATCCCGTTGATATTATTGTATGTCCTAATGCAATAACAGCACCAATTTTTCTTGAAAGACATTTTGAATTTGAAGCAACAGTTTTGCACATATTATAGAACCATTGATCCCATGATTCAGGATTTTCTATATTTACACTATAATGATCAATATTTTTCATAAATTTCAGTCTCCTTTAAATTTTTAACTATTATAACACATTCAAACATCAATTGTTAACTTGACTTTTCAATTTTTTTCTGATAAAAGAGCTAAATATATATAGAATATGTATTTTTAAAAAAAGGGGGGGTATATAGCGATAATGACAACAAATGAATTAGATTTAAGGGGTTTAGATCAAATATTTTCTGATGCAGATAATTTAGATAGAGATATTGAAGAAAAAATAGTTGACTTTGAAACAAATATAGATTATGATAATGCCATTGATGCATTAAAAAAGAACATATATAATGCTAATCAATTATTAGAAAAGATTCAGCATGAAATGAATAACGGAAATTTTAGTGCAAGATTAGCAGAAGTAGCAAGTACCATAATTAATTCTGTGACACAAGCATCAAAAGAAATAATATCGGATGAAAATTATGGTGATTATATGGAAGTTAGAAGGGCATTAGTACAATTAAAAGCTAAAGAAATTGAGATAAAAGAGGCAAGGGGAGTAAGACCAGCAAATCAAACAAATGTACTTGTAACATCAAGAGAAGATTTACTCAAAGTGTTAGAAGATAAAAAACCAAAACAAATAATAGATGTGTGAAAGGAGAAAAAATGGTTCTAATGAATGAGGATTTTAGAGAAATTGCTCTAAAACAACAAGAAGAAGTGGGTCCGTCAAGATGGGATGGAAGTATTATTGATTATATGCAGATTATTCAAGAGCATCCTGAAATTGCTATGCTTGCACCTGCAAGAATCTATAATATGATTATGAGAAGTGGAATTGAAGCTGTTCCTGAAAATCGAAAAACCAAAGGGTATGAAGATCTTGTTAGGTATAAATTCTTTGATGGAAAAATCTTTGGTTGTTATGAAGCAATTCATGATATGATGAAGTTTCTTAAAGCTTCTGCAAGGAGAACTGAAACAGGTAAACGTATCATGATGTTGATGGGTCCAGTTTCTTCAGGCAAATCAACAATTTCTACTTTGATTAAAAGGGGATTGGAAACTGATCAAACTCCTATCTATGCAATTAAAGGTTGTCCAATTCATGAAGATCCACTTCATGCCATTCCTGAACAATTTAGAGAAGAATGGAATCAAAAATTGGGGGTAAAAATAGAAGGAAATCTTTGTCCTTATTGCCAATTTATTCTTGACCAAGATTTTACAGATCAAGAAGGATTTGTAAGATGGCATGATCTTCCTGTCGAAATGATTAAATTGTCTGAACAAAAAAGAACAGGCATTGGTACTTTTACTCCATCTGATCCTAAGTCTCAAGATATTACGGAATTGATTGGTAAAGTAAATATGTCCAAGTTGCATATGTATGGAGAAAGTGATCCAAGGGCATATCAATTTGATGGTGAATTGCAAGTTGCTAATAGAGGGGTTGTGGAATATATTGAAATCCTAAAAGCAGATATTAAATTCCATCATGTATTAATCACTCTTGCCCAAGAAGGTGTTATTAAAGCACCTGGATTTCCACAAATGTCTTTGGATGAATTGATTCTTTCTCATACGAATCAAACTGAATTTGATAAATTCAGAAATGATCCTGCAAATGAAGCATTACATGATCGTATGTATCATATTAAAGTTCCTTGGAATGATACTATTAAGGATGAAATTGAGATTTACAAAAAACTTATTGCCGAATCTGAATTTTCTAATATCCATATCAGTCCTGGCACACTAGAAGTTGCTGCTCAATTTGCAATTTTGACAAGGTTGTATCCTTCCAAAAAGATTGCTTTGATCAAAAAGATGAAACTCTATAATGATGAATATCTTGAAGAATTTACCAAAGGAAAAGATAAAGATGTTAAAATCATTAGAGAAGAAGGTAGAGAAAATGGAGAGTGTATGCATGGTATTTCTCCAAGATTCATTACTAATGCAATTAATATTGCTCTTGGTCAAAAAGAATCAGTAGAAACAGGAGATGATAAATATCAAGGGTGTATTACTGCACTTGATATGATTAGAGCATTAAGAGATAATTTTCAGCATCATATTGGTGGACAAGAAAAAGACAATCAATCTTATATGGAATTGCTAACAGCTAAAGAAGATTCAGTTGTAGCAGAATATAAAGAATTTGCAAAAAAAGAAGTAAGTAAAGCATTTGTCCATGCATTTGATGATCAAGCCGATGAACTTTTTATTCGGTATGATACTAATTGTAAAGCATTTTGTAAAGATGAAACTATTTTAGATAGCATTACTGGCGAATATCGTAATCCAGATGAAAAAATCATGAGAGCAGTAGAAGAACTTATTCCTGTTCCCAATGAATCCAAACGTGAATTCCGTAAAGGAGTGTTTGTATATAAAGCTGATTGTTTGGAAGAAGGAAAAGAATGGAAATGGGATACATATAAGCCTTTGAAAGATGCAATTGAAAAGAAATTGATGAATGATCTTAAAAATGTAGTTACTCTATCAATTGCAAATACTGTATCCACTAATGCAAAAACTAAATCAAGACGTACAAAAGCTCTTAGAACTTTACAGAAAAAGGGATATTGTCAACATTGTGCAAATGCTTTGTTGGGGTTTGTCGGAGAAGTACTTAGAAGGGAAAGTTAATAAATTAAATTATATAATAGTGTTCATGGCACTTTCGATAGCTCTATGACCATGAATAATAACTATCGACACAAAATAAAAGGGTATAAAACATGACAATTGTATATCATTCAGATTGGCCTATTAAAAAAGGACAAAAAGATGCATCAAGGCATCAAAAAAAGATTGAAGAAGCTATAAAGAAAAATGTAAGAAATGTTATAGGCAATGAATCAATTATTACTACTGATGGAAAAAAGAAAGTTAGAGTGCCTGTAAAGGGTCTTAAAGACTATCGTTTTATTCATGGAAATACAGATGGTGGTGGGGGTGGTATTGGTCAAGGTGATGGTGAAACAGGTGATATTATCGGAAGAAGACCAAAATCAGGAACAGGACAAGGTTCAGCAGGTGGAAAAGGGCATGGTGAAGGTGGTGATATGGAAACTGAAGTAGATATTGATTATCTACTTGATGTAATGTTTGAAGATCTTGGTTTGCCTTGGCTAGATCCAAAGAAAAAAAATTCCATTGAGATACCTAAAGGATGGAAATTTGAATCCATTTCTAAAAAAGGTGTATATTCAAGAATACATAAAAAAAGAACTATGAAAGAAGCAATAAAAAGACATGTTCTTTTTATTCAAGAAGTAATTGCAAATACATGCCTTAAAGATGATAAAGATTTTGAAGAAGTTCAAGTTAAAGCAGCTAAAGCATTACAACAAGCTAAAGGAGATATTACAGAAGCAATTAGAATTATTAATGATGGTGAATTAAATGGAAATGAACCTATTGGCTTTCTTATTCATGATGATGATTTAAGATATAAACAAATTGAAGAAGATATTGAGATTTGTTCTAAAGCTGTAATATTTGCTTTGATGGATGTTTCAGGATCAATGACTCCTGATAAAAAATATCTTATGAAATCCCTTCTATTTTGGATGGTATCTTGGTTGAGAAAACAATATGAAGCTGTTGAAATTAGATTTATTCAACATACTGATAGAGCATTAGAAGTAGATGAAGAAACCTTTTTTTATGGTGGAGAAACAGGGGGAACAGTATCAGCTACAGCATTCAAAAAAATGAATTATATGATTGATACTGAATATCCTATAGATGAATGGAATATATATGCTATTTATTGTTCTGATGGAGAAGATTGGGGTCCACAAGAAACCATTTCAGCAATGGAAGATAGTTTAGCTAAAAAAATTAATATGCTAAGTTATGTTGAAGTAAAACCTGATACTGATCTTGAAAATGAACAAATAGCATATCAATATGGATATTCAACTTTACTTCCTGAAATTAGAAAAAAATGGAGTTTTCAGGAAAGTGATTTAGGTAAAGATGGAAAGTATTGGATAAATGAAGAATTGAGATTTTTGCTTTCCGTTATAAAAGATAAAAGTCATATATGGCCTTGTATTAAACATATGCTAGGAATAAAACCTGAAGGGAAATAAAATGAGAAACAATGAATTAAAAAGATTAAAGAAAATAGAAACTCGTATTTATGAAATTGCAAAAGAAAAAGGTCTTGATTTTTGTGATATAGAATTTGACATTGTTCCTTCTGAAAAAATGTTTGAAATTATGGCATATGGAATGCCTGGACAAATTTCAAATTGGAAATATGGAAGGGATTATGAAAGAACGAGAACCATTTATGAAAAAGCTGGTGTTGGTTTGCCTTATGAAGTAGTAGTAAATACTGTTCCTGCAAGAGCATATCTTATGAAAGATAATACACTTTCTTTACAAGCCTTGATTATTGCTCATGTTGTAGGGCATGTTGCTTTTTTCAGAATGAATAAATATCATGTTGAGAATGATGAAAATATAGCAAGTAGATTAGCTAATGCATCCCAAAGATTTGAAGAATATGAAAGAAAATATGGGATTGATTTGGTTGAAAGAACTGTTGATGCTGGTCATGCTCTTATGCTTCATTCTAATCCTTGGTTGAAAGAAGAAACTGAAGATGAAAAACTTAAAAGAATATTTGAAAGAATGAAAAAAGTAAAACATGATAAAAAAGATACTCAATTTAGTGATTTATTTGAAGAAGATTATAAAGCTGATATTGATAGAGAACAATGGAATCAAAGATTATATATAACTTTAAAAAATAGAACACCTGTTCAACCAACAGAAGATATTTTAAGATATATTATAGATCATAGTAGAGTATTATCTGATTGGCAAAAAGATATACTTGAAATTATTAGATCATGGGGGCAATATATTTGGCCTAATATCAAGACAAAATACATGAATGAAGGATTTGCTACATTCTGGCATCAAAAAATTCTAAGACAACTTTTTAGAGAAGGATATTTAAATGCCACTGAACATTCTGAATGCAATTATTCAAATGCTCTTGTAAAATCTAAAAATCCATATTCAATGAATCCATATTTAGTTGGATTTGAAATTTGGAATGATATTGTTAAAAGATGGAATACAGGTAAACATGGTGATTCTTGGAAAGAAATTGAAAACCATGAAGATAAAATTAAATTTGATGATAAATCCAATAAAGGTATGGAAAAAATGTTCAAAGTTTTGAGAACTCATAATGATTGGATGTTTATCAATAATTTTCTTACAAATGACCTTGTTAGAAAATTAAAACTTTATCTATATGTTAAAAAATCAAATCCATTTTTTGAAGATTTAGTTATTACAGATAAAAAAGCAAATGAAATTAAAGATATCATT